ATGCTCACCGTTAAGCAGATTGAAGCAGCAAAGCCGAAAGAAAAACCATACCGCCTACTCGATGGTAATGGCCTGTACCTTTATGTCCCTGTATCCGGAAAAAAGGTCTGGCAGCTTCGCTACAAGATTGACGGTAAGGAGAAAATCCTGACCGTCGGAAAATATCCGCTAATGACTTTGCAGGAGGCAAGGGATAAAGCATGGACCGCGAGGAAAGATATCTCGGTTGGCATCGATCCGGTAAAGGCAAAAAAGGCTTCGTCTAACAACAATTCCTTTAGTGCGATTTACAAGGAATGGTACGAGCACAAGAAGCAAGTCTGGTCAGTAGGCTATGCAACTGAACTTGCAAAAATGTTTGACGACGACATTTTACCTATCATTGGCGGCCTTGAAATTCATGATATTGAGCCGATGCAACTGCTGGAAGTAATCCGCAGATTTGAAGATCGCGGTGCAATGGAGCGAGCAAATAAAGCCCGCAGAAGATGCGGCGAGGTTTTCCGTTACGCTATTGTCACTGGTAGGGCTAAATATAACCCGGCACCTGACCTTGCTGACGCCATGAAGGGATACCGCAAGAAAAACTTCCCGTTTCTTCCAGCAGACCAGATCCCGGCATTCAACAAAGCACTTGCAACATTTTCAGGAAGTATCGTATCGCTCATTGCGACCAAAGTTTTACGCTACACAGCCCTCAGAACGAAAGAGCTTCGTTCTATGCTATGGAAGAACGTCGATTTTGAAAACAGGATTATCACCATCGACGCCAGTGTGATGAAGGGACGCAAAATTCATGTGGTCCCGATGTCAGACCAGGTGGTTGAACTTCTCACTACGCTAAGCTCCATCACTAAACCAGTATCAGAATTTGTTTTTGCCGGGCGCAACGATAAGAAGAAGCCAATCTGCGAGAACGCGGTGCTACTTGTGATCAAACAAATCGGCTATGAGGGTCTGGAAAGCGGTCACGGATTCAGGCATGAATTCAGCACGATTATGAACGAGCACGAATGGCCTTCTGACGCTATTGAAGTGCAACTGGCACATGCCAACGGCGGATCTGTGCGCGGTATTTACAACCATGCTCAGTATCTCGATAAGCGCAGAGAAATGATGCAGTGGTGGGCGGATTGGCTTGATGAAAAAACTGAGTGACCCACCTTAACAACTATCGAATAGCACAAAGCCTTGTAATCAAGTGCAAGGCTTTGTGTATCCCGTTTTCGCCTAGTTACCACTTCAAAAGTCGATCGGTGGCGATGTCAGTGCTAATATCAGCACAGCAAAAAAGAATGAATACGGATGAATAATGAGCTTTCTTTTGAAGACTGACAAAACATTGTCTAAAAATTACCAGCCAGGAGTTGATGGACTCCGTGCTGTTGCCGTCATTTTAGTTCTTATATTCCATGTAGGGTTCAGTAGTGTTCCAGGAGGGTTTGTTGGCGTTGATGTATTTTTTGTTATTTCTGGTTATCTGATAACTGGAATAATTTTTAATCAAACTGAGAAGGGAACTTTCAGTTACATTAATTTCATGTTAGCCAGGATAGCAAGACTGTACCCGGCTCTTATAGCAACGCTGATCGCCGTTTTTGCTGGATGCTTTATTCTGTACTCCCCTTCTGATTTTGTTAGCGTATCTAAATCAGCAATCTATGCTTTGTACTCAGCATCAAATATATTTTTTGCACAAAGCGTTGGTTATTTCGATACATCATCAGAAATAAATCCATTGTTGCACACATGGTCTCTTGGTGTAGAACAGCAGTTCTATCTTGCATGGCCTCTGATTATCGGAGCAGCATATTTAGTAAAAAAGAGCCTTGTGCCATGGGTTCTGGTTATTATTAGTATTGCTTCTCTGGCATCCTCTCAGTGGGCAACTATAAACATGCAGACTGAAGCGTACTACTGGATGCCGTTCAGGGTTTTTGAGTTGTCTTTCGGCGGACTTGCATTCTTCATTTCTCGATGGATAAAACCATCTGAACTAATGAAGGAGTCTATGATGGCTGCGGGACTTGCGATGATAGTATCATCTGCGTTGCTTTACTCATCATCAACTCAGTTCCCTGGTTTGCATGCCATGATTCCCGTATTGGGTGCCATGCTTTGCATTCTTTCACATGATGCAAAATACGCTGGCTTCGCTGTGAATAACAGGGTCAGCGTTACGATAGGCCTGATATCGTATTCAGTTTATCTAATTCACTGGCCTATTATTGTGTTTTACAAATACTGGATATATAGAGAGTTAAATGATATCGAGAAAGCATCATTGATTTTATCTTCGCTGGCTGTTGGATTCTTAATGTACAACGCAATAGAAAATAAATTCAGAAAGATAAAAATAAATGAGTTTTGCTACAAATCAGTATTGCTTTTATCATTAACTATATTGGTTATGATTTCGTATTCATCTTCAATAAAAGACAACGGATTTGCATTTAGAATACAAAATTATAAAGAAAACATGGAAATGCTCAAGCCTGGATTTAAAGAATATTTATTCGGAGGCTTTGGGGTTAAGCAAGGTGAAATGGTAGTTCTTGGAGATAAAACCAAAAAGCCATCATTTGTTTTCATGGGTGACAGTTATGCAAGACAGTATTCATTAGCCATGAGTGAATTTCTTGCAAAGAGAAATCTATCAGCAGCAGCATTTTTCGCTGATGGAGCATATCTATCAAATAGCGTTTACGTTACAGAAAAAGGGAAGGTTTCTGTATATGGTGTGAAGATAGGAACAAAAGCGATAGATTACTCTAGATATAATAAGATACCACTTGTTTATGCACAATCATGGCTTAGGTACATGGGGATGCTATCTGATAAAGATGGTAATGTGTATAAATTCAACGGAGACCATGATTATATGAAATTCAATGCTTCCGTTATTAACAATATTCAAGAGTACACAAATCAGAAAGTAATTGTTATTGGAAACCACCCGGCAGCAATAGGCTCTGACGGAGGTCTTTCTTGTGTGAGCCGACCTTCATATGTTGAAAAGAAATGCATTGATAGTATTTTCAGCACAGAAAGCGGTGATAGGTTAGATAGCAATAATTATTTAAATAAATGGCTATCAGATAACGGAAGTATAAAGTTTATAAACCCTTATGATTTCATGTGTAGGAATGGGAGATGTAACCTAGTATCTGACAAAGGTGACGTTATGTATTCTGATGAGTATCATCTATCAAGATATGGAGCAAGAAAGGCAATTGAAGGGTTTGGAAATATAATTATCGATATATAATATAAATAATTGTGCGCACTATTTAACTTTTTCATAGTGCGCACAAATTTACAGCGTTGGGAAGTTTGTTGATAATGGTACTATTGCATATTCAAGTTTTGTTGGCGGATTATTTGCAGCGCTGTATGTTGAAAGAGCCTCAAGCACAATATACCCACTCCCGTTGTACCCTGCTTTGAAGCAACTTTGCAGGTTTGCTATGGATGTGTCTCCTGGATTTAACCGCTGATCAATGGGTGATTTAAGGTCAGTTGCATCTGCCCTGTCCGTTGCGTCATGCGCACCGGAAGACATGATATAAGTAGCATAATTATTTTTTACACCTCCAGTCACTTTTATGTGGAGAAGGTAAAGAGTGCGATCAGATGTAGAACCAGTCAATATCTGTTTATCAAGAGTAATTCGTACCTTTGAGCCATCAGATAACACAGGTAAAGACTTGCTTAACATTGCTACGCCATTAACAGTATTATCATAACCATTTCCGATATAGTTACCTGAACCTACAAAAGCTGAGTTCATTCGCCAGATATCTTCTGCCGTAAATAACCCTGACGTAATGAAGTTACCTGTCCATACGTTTCTGTTTCTTTCTGGTCTTGCATTAAGCACCATTCCAACACCCCCGGCCATGAAGTTGCCAGATATAACTGCTCCTGACATATCGGTAGTGTTGATGCATTGGAGTCTTAGGTCTTTGTTAACGCCAGGATCAAGAACCATTTGCATGGTATTGCTGTTGATACTAATTCCGGCACACCACATGCCATTAAAACCGTTGTTATTGTTGTTTAACGCCTGTGAAGCGATGAAATTAAATATCCTCTGTTCTGAAGGATTTGTAGCACCTTTATAGTAGAAAACATTATTAGATATGCTAACAAGTGAGGTGCGCAAGAATATCGCAAAGTCATTTAACGGGTTTTCTTCAAAATGAAATACGTTGTTCGATATAGAAGATCTGCCACCTAATCCGACGCGAGTGCTGCTATCAAATTGCAATGACATCATCTTAATAGCAGTGTTAACAAAACGGTTTGATGTTAAAGATACTTCAAGGCCGCCGGTAAAAGTATCAAATTCACATGCGCATTCCGTATTCCTGTTGAAGAAAAGATTGCCGTTAACATTCCCACCTACGGTAGCGCCACCAATTTTACCTAAGTCAGAGTTAGCTCCACTCTGCATAAAAACATCAAAGGTGTTATTCGTTACATGGAACATTGACTTGCGAGGCGTTCCAATGTCGACTGATGCAGTCGTGTTGCCAAGAATCATCAGATATGGATATACCTCACCCTGTTCACCTGACATTCCTGCATCAGAGATATACTGATCTGTGTTGTCATCAGTCTTGCAGTAGTTATTATCAACTGAGATATGTACGCTGGTTGGGTCCTGACAGTTAACCATGATGTAGCCAACACCGCAGTTAAAGCATTGCATATCTTTTATCACCACTCGCGTTGGCAAATTCGCCAGCCCATCAGGGTAATCATTGAAAATTACCTGAGGACGCTGGGTGTGGTATGCATTTGCGGTGAACTTACCGCCGATAATCTCTACTGATTTTGCGCCAAGCGGATGGAAAATATAATCAATGCCATTGAAGGTAAATTCTCCAGTAGAAGCATCGATAATGATGTCTCCTGGGATGGTGACGGGGGCCGTTACATCGTACACACCTGATGCTACAACTCTCGTTTTGTTTGCAACCGCATAATTTACAGCTGCCTGTAATTTTTCTGACGCATTACTTCCGGGGAATACCTCGGGGACAACCCATTTGATGGCATCCTGTACCGTGCCATATGGCATAATCCCAACAAGACCAGCGCCGTCTTGATTAGAAAGCCTAATCTCAAATTGATCAGGGTCGTACTTCAGCACATTAGGGAAATAGAACTGCTGTGATCCATATGCATCGTACACAGACATAGAATGACCTTGCACAGTTACAAACTTGGCAATCTGTCCGTTATATACCGGATATCCAGCAGCATTAATGATGATTGGTTGCGAAACAGGAACGTGAGAGCCATCTTCGTTCTCTACATAAACCTGAATCTGGTTTTCTGGATTTACGGGGTCCGTGTCAATTTTACCGATATAAATTTTGCCATTGGCAACCGCTTTAAAAGAACGCGCCATAGTGAAAAGTTGCGAAGGCATCGATACGATCACATTGGCTGTAATGTCTGTCATTTAATTTGCTCCAGATACAAGGAATCGCCGCAGCGTGGCTACGGTTGGTGTTTGTTGCATACCGAAACGGTACGATTGTTGATTTGTACAGTAGGTTTTACGATGCCATTCCACCCAACTGGTGAGGCATCAAGGATGTACAGCAAATACGACGAGGCGCAGTTTCACTTGAGACTTCCGCATGAACTTCACGCGAAAATTAAGCAGCGTGCGAAGATGAATAACAGGTCGCTGAACTCAGAGATAATTGCAGCGATTGAAGAATCATTGGCTAAACAAAGCTCTGCATCCGGTTACATTGACGATGCAGAGCGTATGGCAGAACAACAATCCGATATGGTAAAGAAAATTGTCTTTGATACGCTCAAAGAGCTATATAAAAAAGACAGCAGCTAACTATCAGTTACGGAGGATTTATGCAAAGAGATATGATGAATATTGCATTCTACATATTTGGTTTTTGCACTTTCCTGGTGTTTGCAAAGCTATTCTGACAACGCATCAGACTTAGCCCCCTGCGTCAGAGCGTTAATGGCCTTTTGCGCCTGCTGCATGGCTTTCTCAAACGCTGTTGATCCGCGTGGGGTATTTGCCATTCGTAGCATTGCATTTCTGAATGGCTCACTCTCATAGGCGCGAGCAAGAAGTCCGTAGCTTACTGCTGCTCCAGTTGTCGCCGGGTTCATTGCCGTACCATACCCGATAATGAACGGGATGGTTTGCTGCCCTGTTGGTGTTGTTACTGCCGCTTTTGCAGCCTGCTGCGTGGATTGCAGATAGTTTTTTAATCCTTTCAGATAAGCAGCGTCCTGCCCCTTAAATGTGATGCCAGTCTGGTTTTGCAGGATGTTAAGCTGTCGAAGGAACTGGTCAGGGGATCCACCTGATTTCTCCATCGCCTTCCCAATGATGCCATTGCGCATTTGCGCCCTACCAACACGACCAACTGAGTTATACAGCGTCTTAATTTCCGATTTGTTCTTGCTGAATAGCATGTTGTTGACAACTTCCGGCGTCAGGTCGCCTTTCATGAGAACATTCTTCAGCCTTGTATTCTTTAATTTCGCCGCTTCGTCAGCGTAGACGGCATTGGCCTGCTGATATTTACGGAGAGTATCGTTGCCAAGATTCTGACCAATGGCACCATTGATATCGTCTGTCATCGCCTTGTAAACGCGCTGAATGGCAGCATCGGAACGGTTTGGTAACACTGGTCGTTCCCCCTTCACGTCCATTCTGAACTGGCTGCGCAGATCGCTTAATTGCTTCAAATCCAGATTTACCGGACCATCAGGACCAGCATTGCGAACAAGCTCATCACGATAGGACTGAAGTTTTGAAATAGTCTCGTTATCAGCAACCTTACCAAGCTTCTGCAGGTTAGATATTTCTGTATCAATCTGCTGAATTGCTCGCGCAGGCTGGATATTGACTCCCGCCATTGCATTCTGAACCTGCTCAAGACGGTTCCCTGCAGCACGACGAATTCCTGATGTTTTCGCTTTAAGGCTGTCAATAACAACAGCTGGATCATACTCACCGAATTTATCAGAAAATCTCTGCACCAACTGGCTTCTCGCTTCCTGTTGCGTTGCTCTCATTCCGCTTGTGCCAGCCAGGGGGATATTTTCCGCTGTCGTCTGCGCCATTTTCCCGACGCGGGAAGTAGGCTGTAACAGGTCTGTGGTGTGCAGAGGAACTCCTTCACGCTCTGCAAATCTGATAGCCTGCTGCGCTTCTGGCGCAATAGCACCACGAACGCCACGATAAGCAGCACCTAATCCACGCCCGGCAGCGTTAATAGCGCCGCCTGCCAGAACGCCAACACCTAAATCGGTAGCGAGGGCTTCCGCATCATCTTTCATACTGTTTGCAGCAAGTGATCCAACTGCGTTTTCTGCGAGAAGGCGAGTTGCCCCCCGAGCAATTCGACCAGCAAGTGTTGGTGCCTGTGCTGCCGCTCTCTCAACGCCAGCAGGAGTGAGGTAAGGCAATGCTTCAGCAAACACCCTTCCCTCTGTCGTTTGTGGAGTGAGCGCGCCTTGCTGAAAGCCAAAGTCCTGCTCTAACCCCTGCGTTGTTACTCGTGGCGCTGGTTGATATGTACCATCGCCAATGCCGAGTTTACCGCCAGCCCATGCCGCTGCGCTTGTTACAGCATCGGCAACTGATGCAGGTATGTTTGCCACGTTCACACCAGCCTGCACCAGTCCGCGACCAGTCTCTTTTACTGCTTCGCCAAGATCAGACATAAATCCACTTTGCTGTGGTTGATGCTGTGCTACTGGTTGTTGTGTCTCCACTGGCTGCACAGATGGCAATGGATAGGCAGCATAGAAAGCTTGCTTAGCCTGCTCTGCATTTTCTCCGGCTTGCGGGGCCACGACTTCATTGAAGTATTGCTCCTGAGCCTGCGCTTTTTGTTCTGGTGCTAACGCCTGATACTGTGGAGAGGCGATAACATCTTTCCATGCTTTAGCCATTAATCACCCCATAGTGAAGAAAAATTACTGCTGGCTGCTGGTTGTGATACCTGTGCAGGTTGAGATTGCTGCCGCTGAGATTTACCAACATTAACGTTATATTGTTGGTTGTAATTGTTGGTGTATTCCTGAATCTCACGAATCGACTGCTGCATAGCCTCCGGGCTTGAATAGTCAACCTGCGGCATCCCCTGAAAATACATCTTCGCTTCTGCAACGGTGTTAATACCACTGGCACCCATGTCCCTTGCTGCCGCCACACCCTGATTCTGCATTCTGCCCTGAATCCGTTGTGCTGAGTTATATAACTGGCGCTGCTCTTTTCCTGTTAATCTGCTGCGAACATCAGCACCAATTGCTGGATTACCTGCACCGCCTGTCATTCCTGTCATGAAATCGAGAGCAGAAGCGTCTGCATTTGCGATCGCGTCGATATCCTTCTTCATGGCATAGTTTTGTGCTGATGCAGACGATGTTGCAGGCGCAGCGATTGAACTGGCAGGGACGCGAACCATATTCCCCTCGTTGTCGATGCCTTCGTAGAACGCATTAGCCCCAGCGCCGTGAAGTTTCCCGCCTACCGTTACAGTTCTGCCATCTGATAACTGAACTGTACGCTCATCATTCCCAGCGGTTCCTCTTGTTGACGCTCGCTGCATTGCCAAATCCTGCCCGCGTCTCGCAGTAGAAGCAGATAAGTCCTGACCGCGCATCGTGATGTTCTGGCCTCGTGCTGTTAGCGCCTCGCCAGCCTGATTGCTGCGGATTGTCTCTGCCAGCCTGCCTCGGTCAATCTCACGACCTGCCATCTTGTCCTGAACATTGAAGTAATCAATCGGACCAAGAGCAGCCATCCCAAGGTGATCAACAAACTCACCAAATCCTGAAGGGTTCTGCTGATACATCTGAGCAACGCTGTTAGGGTCAACACCGACGCGAGTCAGTTCCTTGGCGTTGTTTTGCAGCCATGATTGCATTGCTTCTGGAGACGATGACGCAAGGCGTGCGCCAGCCGCTAAGGTGCCGATAGAATTACGCTGCTCTTCATCAATGAATCCCATGCCTTTACGAACGGATTCAATCTGGTCTGGATATTGAGTAGCCAACTGACGCAAAGCACCGCGATCACCAGACGCATAAGCATTAGCGTATGCCTGCTGAAATTCTTTCTGCCGCTGAGCCTGCTTTTCCTGCTGAAAAACACCCGCAATACCTGAAAGACCTTGCAAGGCCGTCAGTCCAACATTGTTAGCGCCTGAACGCTCAATATCATTGTTCTGCCTGATAAGCTGAAGCGTATTTCCGATGTCATTTACGCTAGGGGCGTTTGAGTTGACGCCACCGATACCAGCCAACAATCCGCCATTTGTTCCTTGCCAAGTAGCCATGATTACCCCTTAAAACAACGAGCCAAGCAATCCGATACCAGCACCAATGCCAGCGCCCCAAGGTGTTGATGTTCCCAAAAGGCTGGCAAGACCTGCACCGGCAATCGCACCAGACGTGCCACCGCTAATTGCAGTCTGAAGACTTGATGGTTTATTGGCATTAGCAGCGGCAAGAGCTGCGCTTTGCTGTGCAATGCTGCTCATGTTGTTGGCGTACGTCTGCCCGGCGTTTGCCTGACCTTGCAGCGCACCAAGCCCAACGTTTGCCAGATTGTTGTAATTGCTCATCTGGTTTGATAACCAAGACTGACCGAGAGTCGGCGCGATTGTAGCCAGTTGATTGCTTGTGGCTGTCGAACCAAGTCCACCCGTCGCCTCCGCAGCAGCAAGACTCTGGTAGCGAGCCTGACCTGCAAGGTCTTTATACTGCTGAGAGTTGTAATACTGATTAAGTGCCTTCCCCTGACCTTCTAAACTGGAAAGATTCTGAAGCTGGTTAACATACTGCTCCGCAAGCGGCGTGAACAGAGCAAGGTTTTTCATGATCGTCTGCCACTGCTGATTTTGCAGGTCTGCGGCATACTTCTGGGCTTCTGCTGCATACTTTGCGCTTTTATCAGAGCTACCACCTTTCCCGCCTTTTTCATGGCACCAAGGTTCCTCGCCGCGCAGTTTTCTGCCCAGCTTAAATGCATATAACATGGCTATCTCCCGTGATTCAGGAAGTCGATTAGTTCTTCGCGTGTGGCGCTGTAAAACGTCACGTCATCCACGCCTTTGAAGTATTTCTTGATGGTTCCTACACGCTTAAGGCCAATCATTGCGCAGTACATCTGACCGTGGCGGAATTTGCGTGCAGCGAACGATGTTACGCACTGAACGGTGGTGTTAGTCAGAATGTATCGCCAGAACGACAGCCCGATTTCCTTGCTGAAGCCGCGAATCTCTGGCAGGTACATGGCGTGGCAATCAAAGGTCAGCGGCTGAATCTCCTGATAGTAAACAATTCCGCCGAACTGCCCGTGCACGTTCACCTCAAAGTAACGGCATTCAGGCTTGTAGTCGTATCCATCGCCGTTGTTGCTCCCGGCGATAATGTCAGGGTGATTTCCTACTGCTTCGATCAGGTCGATGTTTCGCGTTGGTTTGAAATGAATCATCACTGCTCCGCGATTATCTTGATGGTTGTGGCAGTAAACGCCGCACCATTCGACTGAATGGTTAACGTACTGCCATTTGTGGCAAGAAAGCCGTCTTTATCCACGCTGAAGAATGTAGCTAACAGGATGTTGTCGGTTGTTGTCGCCGCATTACGACTGCTGACCAGTGTGTCAGGAACAGAGCCGGAAAAGGTTAGCTGCATTGATCTGTTGGTGGTTCCGCTGGGCCACGTCCCGACAATCGACAGCTTGAAGAACAAGGTTTTGTTCTCGTTGAACACAACCATCTTGTTGTTAACGGTGTCGAAGAATGGTGCCAACGTGCCGGATGACGGCGTGAGCGTTTTCAGCAGGCTAACAAGGTTGGTCGGCGCTGTCGGGATGGTTACAGATACGCCAGAGTAAACAACCTCTGACTTCTTGCGAGTAGTGGCATACTCCAGAGCATCGATGCGCGTTTCATGGTCTGAAACCTGCGATTCCAGCGACTGAACTCTGGTATCAAGCGACGCAATATCGCTTTCATTCTGAGCGATTCGCGTTTCATGTTCCTGAAGAGTTGATTCTGCCTGGCTGATTCGCTCCTCATGATTAACAAGCGTTGCTTCCGCAGCAGAAATTCGCTGCTCATGGTCAGCGAGAATCACATCCTGCTCATCGTTCCTGACTTGTGCGTCATAAGCGCCCTGTCCGGCCTCGTTGGCCTTGTTAGCCACGTTACCAACATCAGTGCCCTGTGCGATAACGTAAAGCAGATACGACTGCGAGAAGATATTGCGTGGAAGAACTGATGTATCGAGCCGCGTAGCTTGGATGATTACCGGCACATTGAGATTCGAATCCGCCATTACTCAATCCTTATCTGGCAGCCAGACAGAGTGACAGGTGACTTCGTGATAACGCGCAATTTGAAGCCAATGTTTTTCCTGATGCGCCCTACTCTCTTCCACAAAACGCGTTTGTCGTAAACGAACGGTTCATTCTGCTCAATCATCTGCTCACGTCCGTAATTGATTCCGTCAGTGGTTGCAGAGAGAAAAAGGCGGTCGGCGTACTGCGCAACGCCAGTTGACGATTCAACCTCAAAGTCAAACACCCTGGCGTTATCCGCTTTGAACAACGGAGTAAACAGCAGGTGTTCCTGTTGCTTGTCGTACTGGCTGCTGATGTCGAACTGCAATTTCCCGGTCACGGATTCCAGCTTATCTCCGCACGTTATCTGATTGCCTTCGTAAATGAAGTCGATAGCGCGGTACACATCGTCATACAGGCCTGTTTTCAGTACACACCATTGCGGACCATTGGCGCTTGAAGATGCGTCGTACACCAGAACATGGCGCGGAAGATGGATAATCAGAAGCTCATGCGCATCAAATCGCAGAGATTCCATCACGCCATCAGCCAGTTCATCAGCAGTGTAGGAGCGGAGTATTTTCTCAATGCTCGCGCTGGCGATTGGTGACACCTGACCGGAGCCGATGATGTATACAGACGGCGCACCCGTTGCCGGATTGCTGATGAACGCATACGAATCAGCAAACTGCGTTTTGCAGTAGGTTCCGGCAATGCCTTTCTGCACCATTAACGATGGCTGGGCGACATACAAAGCAGCACCAACGGTGGTTGCCCCAGTCAGGGAAAAATACTCAATCGTCGATGAACCAAAACAGACGATGAAGTCTCGCCATGTTCCGATGCCAATGATGCCGTCAGGCTGCGATTCTGCACGATATTGTGCGCTGTAGCGGTCAGGATGCGATTCGTCTTCAAGGTCAGTGATAAACCATGAATCAGTTCCGTCTTTTGACCACGCATAACGCCCACGTAAACGCGTAATGTCGCGAACCGAACCTAACTCATACTGAGTGAATCCGCTGTCTGTAGGCCAGTTTGAGACTGTTTTAACCGTGCCATCATAGCGATACTCGACCAGTTGACCATTAACACCTACCGCCTGTGATGTTCGACCATGCGCCATTGATACGCGACCACTTCCGGCGACGTCACCGACTTCGCTTTCTCCTTTGTACAGTTTGCCACCACACACGCGATAAACAGCATTCTGCGCCATGTTGTACTCGACGCCGCGAGATACACCGTTCACATCAGAGCGTTTGGCAATGCCAGGGAATGAGCGAAGATATCCGCTGCTGTTCAGGATTTCTTTGGGTGTAGCCAGCATATTCACTGGCAGATAGTCGATATAGTCGGCGTTTCGAAAGTCTTTGCCGACACCTTTCATAAGCGGAAGTTGCTGAATCGGCATTTATTCGCCCCCGTTATCGCAAGGTTCCTTCCGGTGGAAGTAATTCCAACCATTCCACTTCGCCAACTGGTTACCGCTACCAACAGGCATACGGTTTGGATAACCGGACTTACATTTAGCGGCTTTTGCTCTGTCCATTGCAGACAGTTTGACGAGTCGCTCTTTCCCGTATCTGGCAGTGGTTATAAGTTTTGCTGGCGCTTCCAGCGCATAATCCGGAGCAATGCGGCAGGCAAGGTTGAAAATGACGGCATTGATGGCGTTATTTGATAAACCGTGCTCATCGCCCTGATCCGGAGCGACATCTGCATCAGCAAAAATGTAGCCAACGTTGATACCAGGTGACGCATCACCGCCAAGCCATTCAGCCATCATCATTTCAAGGTCGTTGACGCCGTCTTCCATAGACTGCGGTTCGACATCGGTTAACGTGGCATTTGATGCCACACCGAGCTTACGTAATGCCGCAAGAACTAAATCACCCTTCGTTGTCAGGTTCATCTGCTGCCGCCTTAGGTTTTCGACCAGGCTTTTTACGCTGTTTTTCTTCTGGCTCTGGCTCTGGCTCTGGCTCTGGCTCTGGCTCTGCAACATCCTTCAGAAGATCATCAGGATGTGCAAACCAGCCAGCATCCAGATATTCCTGAAGCTCTTCGGCTTTCACGATTTCAAAGTCGTATCCAACGCCTTTCCATTTCTTCATGTCGCCATGACGAAAGATCATGTGTGTCATGCTTGTCTCCAGATAAAAAGGGAGCCGAAGCTCCCTCTGGTTATCACGCGGTCTGATTAGGCAGACCAACACCAATTGCTTCTGGTCGTACAGCACATGCTGAATACCACACAGCAATACGGCACTTACCAGACAGAGTGTTGATATCACCCTGCGTTGCGAAGATGCCGTTAACACCAATACCAGGAATGCTGAAGGAAGACGTTTTCATGCCAGCAAACAGTTCATGGGTTACCGGGATCGGCTGAGACAGAAGGCGGATTGAGTCATCAGCCCAGAACACGTTAGCGGTGGTTGTTGCCACGTTCAGAACGTTTACCGGAGTGGTATCAGCAAGAGAGGTGTTTACGTTAGCGTAAGCCTTCTCTTCTTTTGTCAGTGACGCGTCATCCAGTGCAATCGGCTTCGGCGTGATTTCGATGTGAGTACTATCGATCACACGGGTGATTGAGAAAGTTGCATCATCAGTCAGCACGTTCTTCGCCATCTGAGACAGGAATTTCACACCAGTGAAACTGATTTTGTCGCCGCGCTTAAATCCGGTGGTGGAGGATACGGTCACCGTTGCAACACGGTTGTCGACGTTCTCTTTGTTACCATCGGTATCAAGGGTGTATGCCTGCGGCTTAAACTTCTGCGCGCCAGAAACAGTTACACCAGTAGCGGTTGACTTGGTAACTGCCGGAAGTTTCGGTGAGCGAAGAATTTCATCAAAGCCAGCAATCTGACGCTGAATAGTACCGTTGCGATACGTATCTTCAGGAACGCGCCCGAAGATGTCACCATCTACAAGATTGCGGCCTGCTTTGCGGTAATCGTCAGGGTTCAGGAAGTAACTGATACCCATGTCGCGGTTGAGTTCGCGGGAGAACATCAGTCGCTCTGCATCAGACACAAAATCCCAGCCAGACAGGCCAGTAGATGGACCAATTGCGCGGGTATCGTGAACAACAAGTGAGCCCATTTCGGTTGCCTGTTTGGCAATTGCTGACTCAATGTTATTCGCCAGTTTTTTGGCGGATGCCTGGATGCGGCGACGGTAAGAACGCTCATCACGCAGGTCATCTGCACGAAGCTCGAAGAAATCGTTATCCGGATCGCCCATGTTGCACTTCACGGAGAGTTCCAGAATCCCGGTTGCGTTGCCAGTTAAATCCCAGCCAGTCTGAGTTGGCGCTTCCTGCTCAACAGGCATCCACACGGTGTTGCTTGAACGTTGCATGGATTCTGCCGGAGGGGTGTATTTTGTCACTTTGGACGCCATTGGCGTCAGGTTCTGGACGGTTTCGATGATTTCATCGATAGCGTAAGTAACCAACTGCCCTTCTTTGAGAGTCATATATTGAATACCTTACTTTCTTTATGTGCTATACTATTGTTATATCAACATATAGCGCATTAGGGTTATGAGCATGGAACTGAATGAATACTTCGAATACCGCGATGGTTCTTTGGTTTGGAAAGCCAGAAGCTCTGAGTTTTTCAACAACAAAAAGAATCGCAACTATCACAACGTTTGGAATGCAAAACACGCTGGGAAAGTTGCTGGTCTTTTAGAAAGCAATGGATATATCCGCATAAGAATTAACGGCATTAAGTGGCTAGCACACCGCATCGTATGGGTAATGTTTAACGGAGATATTCCAGAAGGCATGGAAATTGACCATATAAATGGGATTCGCCACGACAACAGAATTGAAAATCTTCGTCTTGTGAAAAAATCAGCAAACCAAAGGAATAGAATCAAACTATCTAAAAATAACTCCAGCGGAATATCTGGAGTTTACTTTTGCAACACGCGGAAAAGATGGATCGCTCATAAGCGACTGCTTAATGCAAGAGTGCAAAAAGTATGTTCTTCATTCGAAGAGGCGAAAGAAGTAATCAGAAAGTTTGACGAGGAAAACAACATCACGATATCGAAATAATTATCGAATTCCTTTATTCAGTTGCGCCTTGAGCTTGCGGTATGTCTCTACATCCCCTTTGTTTGCTGCTGCTTCCATCTGCTTTTCAATCGCAGAGATATTTGCAGCAACAGCGTGTCCCTGAATGGGTTCATCAGGTAACGGGGCTTCTGAAACAGGTTTGGCTCGAGGCTTGAGAGTTAAACGTTCTGACAGTCGAGTGAGTTCAATCAGCGCGGATTGCCCGTCCATCGCCAGCAACTGGCGTGTTTTCTCAGGATTAGCACCAAGGTGATACATGAGAGCGGCGGATTTCTCCGGGAAGAGGCGCATGATGTCGGCACCGACTGCTGGCGGCACCAGTTGCATGAATGCATCCTCTTTCTCCTGATAGTCAGGGATATTGAGCTTTTCCGCTGCGTCGTAGTGCTTACGGGCTGCCTCGACGTATTGCGCTGATTGCTGGGTGAACTCCTGAGTTTTGCGACCCTGCTCGGCGACAGCCTGGCTTCGTGCGTCCATAGCCTTGATCTGCCATTCACTGTTTGCCTGCTGGAAGGCAGCCAGTGCGCGGCTCTGGTCATAGTCGTACTTAGCCAGCGCATCTTCGGAAAGATAATCGTTAGGGTCTGGTTGTTTTGGTAACTCAGGGTTCACCCGCAGGTGCTCCGGCAACTCTCCACGCTTAACCGCTTCCATCTGCTGCTCAAGCTCACGCTGGCGTTTGCGTTCGATGCGGCGACGGGCAAATTCAGCATTAGTTGCCGGGTCTTGTTTTGGTTTCTCATCGTCTTTCAGGACAATCTCGAAGCCTTCTTCCTGACCTGCGATGTCGTTGGCATTATCGACAACTAAGCCATCAGCAGATGCCGCTGCATGATTGCCGGGCAGGGTTAATTCTTCAGAAGCCTGAATGTCGGTGGTTTGGTCCATGGTTAACTCTCTCTTATTGAGGTGTCTCGGCTACTCCGCCGGAGGGGATTTGAACTTGACGCATAAGATTCGCGAAATCCATGCGTTGTGAATGAGTCTGGTCTGCATCTTTAAGAAGCAGCTCAGCGTTAGCACGAGCATCTTTGCTGCGCTGTTGCTGGAATTGACCTACGAGCTTGAGGTACTCACGCAGTTCTGCCTGCTTGTCGAGGTCCATATTGTTGAAGATTTCTGCAATCTTCGCGGCGTTGAGTTGGTTTTGGGCTTCAACCTTGGCGGCTTCAACCTGAATCTGCGCCTGTTGGTTCTCTGCCTTGAGCAATTCAGCCTGACCTTGCAGAAGGATACCCTGCGCCTGAATTTGCTCTGCTGATGGCTGCTGCGGCTGCTGTTGAGCATGCTGTACCATCTCCATCTCTTCAGGTGTTTCTGGTTTCTTCAGCCCCATCATCACCAGTTGCTTGTTCGCGTACTCTCGCATCATCTCGACGCCTTTACCGTCAAGCAGCGTGAAGTATTGCAGCATCAGCATCTGGAACTCTGGAGTACCTTGCGGAACCTTGGTGAGTAACTCCTGAATCTCTGCGCGGTTCTGTTCCTTCATGCTCTGGAAGGATGGCCCAACGTCCGTATAGCACTCATAGCGACCACGAATGTCGTTGAGTGTGACCACATTACCGGACTGGTAATCGACAACTTGCGCGTAGAGTTGAACGTCTTTCTCGCTACCATCTTCAAGTGTCAGCGTTACATGACGAGGAACGTCATAAATATCGTTGACCATTGAGGCATAAATCTCGCCATCACGTCGCATTGCGGTAGCCAGGTTATCCTGAAACACGTATGTCTCAAGGTCTGCCCGCATGTTCAGTTGATTGACGGTATCGAAAGCGACCTGACCGTTTGCTGCCTGCGCATCCACACCAAGACTAGCCACCTCTTTCACTGCGTTGGTGGCAGCCTCAAGCATGTAAGCGTTGGCTTGCGGCACTTCAGGGTTTTCCATGTAGGAGATTGGACCAATCGGCAGGTCGTTACCGTTTTCATCGGTCCTGTTCTGCAGATAGTACGGATAGTCATCATTTCCACCGTACATGTATTCGTAGCCTTCGATTTGCTCAGGGAAGAAGGTCGGTTTCTTCTTCGGTGAACGAGCAACAATATCGGCGTTGAACGACATGATCATGTTACGAAGGCGTTGACCGTCTTTCGTCAGCCTTACCACGCCCTCGTAGCACTCCTTGTCACCAGCGAATGACCATTCGCCGTACACAGGAACGATTGGGATATGCTCTCCAGCTATCTTCTCGCGGTCTTTCAGTATCTGCGTGCAGGTGATGATCGACTTATACACACGCCGACGCTTCACCTTGCGCTCTGCTACCTTAATGAATCCACGATTAGCCAGGTCGTCGATGACGTCTTTGATATCCTGCTGGTAATAGCTGACCGGCTCACCTGTCAGCGGGTCGCGGTAGATGAAGACTTTCTCCTTCTTCTCTTCTACCTCGTAATACTCAGCGACGTAGACGACATCATTCGATACCCACGGAAACAGCCATGTATCGTTCGGATTCTGGAAAGATGGCAAGGTATCCGGATCAATACCGTAATCCTCTGCGAACTCTTTCCAGCCATTGCGTGACAAGGCGTTAATCACCGTGCAGTGCTTAGCGTCGCTCTTATCCATCTGCTTGCTGTTGGCGTCCCATATGACGTGTGAGCAGGCTTCATGGATTGGAAGGCGTCGGATTACCTGATTGTTGCTTGTTGGGTCGTTGTCTTCGTACTGCGTGACCAGACGCCATGCGCCAACGCCAGACTCTATCTGCTCACGAACGCCAACGTTAACGGCAATTTTTGCCGTGTTATGGCGCATATCAGTACGATACATCCCCATCAGCACATCGGCAGCATCAGGATTAGCTCCGTCTTTTGGTCTGAATAGAACGTCGATAGGGTTCCGGCGCATCTCTGCGACCAGCTTCCTGACCACCGGGCGAACAACATCAAATTGTCCGCGATATTGCAGGGTGGTGTAGTTTGATAGCCAGTCATCCCATTGCGACACTCGGCTAAAATACAGGTCATTTGTCGCCTCGGTTCTGGCTTCATCGCTCGCCATCCAGTCTGCGTCAAACTTACACAGAATGGAATTGAGTCTGTTTTCGTCGGCCATTTAAGTTCTCCGTGCGATGGGCCTGATTGGGGCTGGTATCTTTTTCTCTTTTGGTTTTTTGATGTCGCGCATCATTTTTGCGAAGCGGCGCATCATGTATGCATAGCGAACGGCGGATAGCACGTCGTCGTTAAGCTTGACGATTTTCCCGTTTTCATCACGGTGATAGAGGCGGAACTCCTCAAAGAATGGCTCACAGGTGTTGAATACTTTGAAGCGACCATCAAGCATCATGTCGCGCAATTCAGTGATTCCAGGCTCAACAGCATTACCGCCATCAGGCCATGTCGCATGATCCTGCAACATCATAAATCCAGCGTCTGCATACTGCCCTTTGAGCTGCTCACCGCCGCCCTTCTCGTGCTGGTTTCCGTCATGAGGCCATGCGGTTGGCACTTTATGCGCCCATGATTTAACAGCTCCCCATGCCTGAACAGCTGTTTTTTCTTTCGCCTTCCACACGCGTGAAACGTAGATTGTGTCTGCGTCCTTATCCCACCAAAGCTGAACCTGCGCCTGTGGGTGATCCCATCCGAAATCCATCCCGCCAATTACGTAGAAGTGATCAGGGCACTCGAACGGCTGACACTTAATCGTCTCTTCCGGTATCTGGAAGATTCGACCACTACCCATCGTAGGAATACCGCGAGCACGCGCCTCTCTCTCATGCTCAGGATAAGATGCGATGATTTGCTCTTTCTGCTCGTCGGTATAGTGCTCAGCGTCGTAGATGGTCATGTTGACCACTTTCTGCGACTTGCTGGGATTCTTCAGGAACTTGGTAACAACGTCAGACATCCCCATCAGAGGGGTAAACGTCAGAATTGAGAATTGCCCGTATTTGTTGGTACGGGTAAGGCCTTCGCCATAAATGCTATATGGTGGTTCTTCGTCAAACCACACGCCGTGGATTGTGTCACCCTGCCAGCGAGCACGGCCTTGCGAGTATGGTTTGAAGTAGCAGATTGAAATGCCATCTTCAACGCCATCAGCCGTGTGATGCTTAACCAGAAGATGATCAACAAGGTTCGGAAAGAAAGGAGACTTCTTCCAGCTAATGATGTCCTCTTTCGGTATTGAACCGTAGCCCGGCTCATCATTCTCTTCAATACGACCGCACAGGATGCGTTGAGTCGTTTTGGTTACCGTCTCGTTTGTCTCTCCACCAATCCAGAAGACAACAGGCTCATAGAAACGCTTACCTTTCCACTCACCGCCATATTTACCATCAGCAGGATAGCCTTTTGTGCCCGGATAACGCCCTGTAAGGTGAAACGCGACTTCGGCAGCACCGGTAAATGACTTACCAAGCTGGTTACCAGCCATAAAACAGCGCTCTGGATAGTCATGCCCGGCGTCGATGAACTCACGCTGTTTGCTGTATGGCGTAAATTCATATAGCAGGTGTGTGTTACGGTAGTTCTCTTCTTCTTCGAGTAGCTCGAGCAATTCGATTTGCTCTTCGTCGCTCAGGTTATCAAGAATCGCGTCCAGTTCCACGGTTGAATAGCTCCTTGATACGAGAGCGCCGCTTATCGCGATCTCCCTTATCAGGTGTCACGTCTTCAACTTGCGACTGCTCTTTGAGGCCCAAATCACGGGCGATGATGTTAGCGTTGAGAAGGTCAGCGGCTGCGCCAGAGAATTTCTGGTCGTAGATGATGTCTTCCGCTCGTGATGTGACGTCAGAAAAACCTTCCATTGACCGGAAGGTTCCCCATGTTTGCCTGGTGATATCAAGGAAGGTACACAATCCTGAAATAGTCATGGCTCGCATCTTAGGGACATTAGCCTTAATTATTTCTCCCTGATATGAAAATACCTTACCCTCCCATAGTGGGTTATCATCAGCCCACTCGAAGTATTCACAACAAGCAGCCCACAGCGCCTCAGGCGATTCGAATTTAGGATTTCGCCCATGACTACTGCGGGCCTCCCAAAATCGGTTGCCCTTTGGTGCTGCCATATTGATTATTTCCCTTCTGCTTGCTTATCCCATTCATCGCGGAATTTGGATGGGTTGTCGAAACCTTGAGTTGCCATGTTTACGCTCCGGTAGTGAACAGGTCTAACGCTTCCTTCGATTTACGCACCGCTTCGATAGTGCGGGTCGTGATATCTGAATTAGCGCCGCCTGACTGGAAGTGAATTTTGAATAGCTCAAGCTTCAGTTCGTCAGTGCCAATAAATTGAAATGCTTCCTCTGCGGCTGCGTTCTGGTTCATGACCAGCTTGTAAATCTCTAACTGGAATTTCGATTCTTCAGTCATGGGAATAATCTCTGCCATTGTTGGCTCCGTTTATCCGTTAAAAGGGATATCAGTTAAGATATCCCGTGTAGGGTATAAGCCATTATCAAAGCCACTCAGTAAGGAATGGCTTTTGTAATAACTACTGTTCGCTTAGCTTCTGCTTCAGCAAGTAACCTTCGAGCATCCAGATTTTGTTTACAGCATTTTGCCGGGCAATCTTCCGACCAATTTCTGCATCAAAGTTTTCCGGGCTTGCACAGGCACTCTCTCCGGTGACGGTGAAGCCATTCTTCAGCACCAGTACGCAGAAAGTAAGGAGGTCTGTAGATTTATGCGCTGTCCACGCATCGCCAACGCCCATATTGGCGGCACGAATACCGTCATAAGCAGTAAAGAAATGCTCTTCAAGAATGATGCTTTCGATATATTGGGGCGTAACGCGCGGTGCCGTTTTGCCTTTCTCAACGATTTCTTTTTCGATTTGCTGGTCGTTCATAATTATGACCCTGTGGAGTGGTTGCTTGATTAGGATGTCTTTCCATCAGTCCGCCACCACAAAGAATCTTTTTTGCCATAAGGCTGGAGGTTCATCTTTCAGTGGCTGCCAGTGTTATTTCCCCACTTTCTGGCTTGGGTTGTTTCGCTGTACTGCCGTAATGCAAAAACTGGATTAACCTGCGAAATCACACCATTCCGGGCAAATACATTTGCACTTCATTTGCCGCTCTCTCACGTGCAACATGAAGCAATCTTTTTCGCCCACCAACGCCCCACTTAGCCATTTGGCTTGCGCACTGGCTTATCGCTTTGGTTTCAGTATTGATGATGTGATCGATTCTATTCAGACGGGACATTGCGCCAACGCCGAGACGGACAACCGTTTTGAAAACTTCATAAACTTCGATTTCAAATTCCGGCTTAATCCATGCTGCATATCTGATTGCCAGAAGTTCAACGCCCCACACACCTGGTTCTGCACCACCTTTGATTATTTTAAGTGGTTGAATTTGTTCCAAAGTGCTTTTTTGCACTTTGGCCTCCAGTGCTTTTATGAAGCGTTTTATCTGCGAGCTACGCAAAAACTGGCTTGGGCGCTGTTGCTCTGTAGCCTCTCCGTTTGCAACTGCTGCTGCATGGAGATCGTTTAAGTTGTAGCGTCCGTCCTCATCAACACGAACGGACACACCATTGACAATAACTGTTGGGTACTTCATCAGTGATTACCTTTTAGTGATGAACCTTGTCACACAGGATTCCGGCCCACAGAAAGGCACCGATCACCAAACCGGCATCCTCAAGGGTCATCCTGAAAGGTTCTGTGTTCAGAAGTCGCGCGTGTGAAGCGCGTTTGTTGCAGATATAAAAAAGCCCCGCTAATGCGAGGCTAAATCCTGGTGTTTGTGATGACTGGCTCTTATCTCAACGCAGCCCCTTACCGCGCGCCATATGCTCAATATCAAGCATCAGCAATGAGATGTTTAATCTGGATTCACTCCAGAAGTGATCATTACCCTGTCTACAGAGCCAGATGTGAAGGATGATGAGTAAAATTATCGCTATCATCGAAGGCATTGCGTCCTGATGTATTCCTGCAGGTAGTTAACCTGCGCGGTTATCCTGTCGATTCCACTTCGGAGACGGTAATAATTGAGTTCAGCATCTGCTGTAAGTCTTGGGCTTTCTCCATCGCCCATGCCGCTGGCTCCGGTCGTTGACTTTGCACAGGTGGCGGCGACCTGCAGGCGCTTACGCCCAGCAGAAACATCAGCGCGGAGACTTTCGATAGTCGCGTTAGCATCAGCAAGCTCCTTTGTATATCTGGCATCGAGTTCTGCTACATCACGTTGACGCTTCTGCATGTCAGCGATGATGGATGCGGCCTTATCGCGCTGCTCTTTGTAGGTCATGGCGTTATCACGGTAATGATTAACCGCCCATGACAGACAGACGATGATGCAGATAACCAGAGCGGAGATAATCGCGGTTACTCTGCTCATACCTCAATCTCTCTGACCGTTCCGCCAGCCTCTTTGAATTTTGCAATCAGGCTGTCAGCCTTATGCTCGAACTGGCCATAACCAGCACCCGGCAGTGAAGCCCAGATATTGCTGCAACGGTCGATAGCCTGACGGATATCACCGCGATCAATCATCGGTAAAGCGCCACGCTCTTTAATCTGTTGCAGTGCCACAGCGTCCTGGCTTTTGGGAGAGAAGTCTTTCAGGCCAAGTTGCTTGCGGTAGGCATCCCACCAACGGGAAAGAAGCTGGTAACGTCCGGCTGCTGTTGATTTGAGTTTTGGGTTTATCGTGACAAGTTTGCGAGGGTGATCGGAGTAATCAGTGAATAGCTCTCCGCCTACAATGACGTCATAACCATGATTTCTGGTTTTCTGTCGTCCGTTATCAGTTCCCTCTGACCACGCCAGCATATCGAGGAACGCCTTACGTTGATTATTGATTTCCACCATCTTCTACTCCGGCTTTTTTAGCAGCGAAGCGTTTGATAAGCGAACCAATCGAGTCAGTACCGATATAGCCGATGAACACGCTCGTTATATAAGCGAGATTGCTACTTAGTCCTGCGAAGTCGAGAAGGTCCCGAATGAACCAGGCGATAATGGCGCACATCGTTGCGTCGATTACTGTTTTTGTAAACGCACCGCCATTATATCTGCCACGAAGGTACGCCATTGCAAACGCAAGGATTGCCCCGATGCCTTGTTCCTTTGCCGCGAGAATGGCGGCTAACAGGTCATGTTTTTCTGGCATCTTCATGTCTTACCCCCAATAAGGGGATTTGCTCTATTTAATTAGGAATAAGGTCGATTACTGATAGAACAAATCCAGGCTACTGTGTTTAGTAATCAGATTTGTTCGTGACCGATATGCACGGGCAAAACGGCATGAGGTTGTTAGCGCAACCTCCTGCCACCCGCTTTCACGAAGCCAGCCATTGAGCTGGTTTTCTTTTATGCAAAGCACACCGCACCGTAGCCACAGCGGATAAGGTGATTATTTTTGTCTGTCTGGTATTTGGTTTGATGTGCTTTCAGAAAGGCCGTGCTTAAAACGCAAAAAGCCCCGAGCTATTAACTCAGGGCTTTATTTAACGAGTGCATTTATCCATCGTTGAGTCAAATTTACCCAACTTTATTCAAAAAGTCAATATTATGCCGTTAATATGTTGCCATCCGTGGCAATCATGCTGCTAACGTGTGACCGCGTTCAAAATGTTGTCTGCGATTGACTCTTCTTTGTGGCATTGCACCACCAGTGCGTCATACAGCGGCTTAACAGTGCGTGACCAGGTGGGTTGAGTAAGGTTTGGGATTAGCATCGTTACAGCGCGATATGCGGCGCTTGCTGGCATTCTTGAATAGCCGACACCTTTGCATCTTCCGCATTCTTTCTCAACAACTCTCCCCCACAGCTCTGTTTTGGCAATATCAACCGCACGGCCTGTACCGTGGCAATCTCTGCATCTTGCGCCCGGCGTCGCGGCACTACGGCAATAATCCGCATAAGCGAATGTTGCGAGCACTTGCAGTACCTTTGCCTTAGTATTTCCTTCGAGCTTTGCCACACCACGGTATTTCCCCGATACCTTGTGTGCAAATTGCATCAGATAGTTGATAGCCTTTTGTTTGTCGTTCTGGCTGAGTTCGTGCTTACCACAGAATGCAGCCATTCCGAATCCGGCCTGTGATTGTGCCATCCCCATAGCAGCCATCACATCAGTACCGGAAAGAGAGTCAGAAGCCGTGGCCCGTGGTGAGTCGCTCATCATCGGGCTTTTTGGCGAATGAAATTTAGCTACGCTTTCGAGTCTCATGAGCCTTCTCCCTGTACCTGAATCAATGTGAGGTTTCCGCAGAACACTGCGCCGGTATCGATATACATCTGGTTGGCAAATTTGAGTGGTTTCACTGCTGGCGTATGACCAAAGATGAACGTGTCCGCGCCTTTGATTTCTTTCACGATCCCGTCTTGTGAGTTGCTGATTCGTTCGCGGTTCCAGATTACCTGCTGATGATCAACTGGCTTTCCAAACTCGTATTCGTCACAAGGATAATCGGCGTGGCAGATGACATATTTTTTACCTTTGCTCACCAGTTCAATGATTAACGGAAGTTCATCTGCTTTATGGGCAAGAGCTTTAGCCAGAATTTCTTTGTCGTAATCGAGATTAAAGAACCAGCCGCCGCCATTAAGCAGCCAGTGATTGACGTTTCCGCGCTCTGATAAGCCATCAATCATCATTTGCTCATGGTTTCCACGTACAGCTCTGAACCAGTGGAATGTGATTAATTCCAGGCATTCAACGTTCTCTGTACCGCGATCGACCAAATCGCCAACCGAGATAAGCAGGTCTTTTTTGGTGTCGAATCCTATCGTCTCCAGTTTTTTCATCAGGTTCGTGTAGCATCCGTGCAGATCGCCAACTACCCAAATATTTCGGTATTTGCTGCCATCAATTCTTTCGTAATAGCGCATCTCTTTCACTCCATCCGCGATGAACCATGAGAACGTCGTTGACGATGGCGTGCATTTTCCCGTCTTTATCATCAACGTATTTTCTGACCGTGCCGCGACTACATTTCAGTCTGCGTGCTACTTCTGTCTGGTTTCCGTATGCTTCAACGAGCATGTCTGGAATGGTTTTTACTGAGAACGTCATGCGGCCTCACTTCTGCTATTTCGCAGGTCTTTGAGTTTCTGTTGGTACTCTGCCTTGATCGCCTTGCACTCTTCGATAGTCCAGCGATGGCGGTTATGGTTTGATTCGATTTCGTCTACTGCTTCCTGCCCGATTCGGTTAATCAGTTCGACGCGATACGGAACGAGATTTCCGCTTTTGTGTTGGTTGCACACCACGCATTGCTTGTGAATATTGCGTTCATCAAATCGGAGTTGAGGTGCCGCAGCAGTTGTCCGGTAATGTCCGGCATCCCACTGAGCAGACGTGAGCGTTCCGCACGAGATACATGGTAAGTCGCGGTCTCTTTCTCTGATGAAGGCGTTTACGGCTTGTTGGGCTTGTTTAATCCAGTAACTGCGGGGCTTTAAGGCGAGTTTTCGAATCTTCAGTTTATCTTTCTGTTTCTGCTCCTCTCGTCGTCGTTTCTTCTCTGCTGCTTTTTCCGCTTTTTCGCGTTCTTTACTTCGTCGTTCTAGTGCTATCTTGGTTCCACACTCTGGAGAGCACCACCACTGATTAGCGAATGCAGGGTGAAACCATTCCTGACATTCATCGTTTTTACATCGTCTTCGCGCTGGTTTAGCCATCGTCTTCTTCCTCGTATATTGAGCTATTCGGATCGCTCATCAGTTCTGCGCAGCAGTGCTCACACACGTGAACTTCCAGCACATGCAGCTTCTGACCGCAGTTAGCGCACGTTAAAGCCCGCTCGACGCTTTCTTTCTGGTATTGAAGGGATTGGGATGGGCTAAGCATGGCTTTCACCATTAAAAAGTCGCTTGTAAGCATCAATGTCTCGTTTTGCTTCACCAAGCTTTCGTCTTAATTCCATGTTTTCTGATTCAAGCTTTTCCATGTCTTGCTGGTATCGATCGCGGTGTTCTTTCCATGCTTTTTGATACGCCTTCATGTATGTCATGTTGGCCTTTCTCTTTGCCTGACGAACTGCGTGGTGGTTTTTCACAAACCAGTCAGGGTCGTTAAATGCTGCTCTGGCGCATGTATACCAATAATTTGTTGCCTCCCTGTTTAGCCAATAAATACTGATAAATGGCAACCGGATAGACACCATTTTTCGTTGTGACTCTTTCTCGCCAAACATGTGGCCTTTTTTGATGCTAAGTCCAAATCCAGGTTGAATTAAAAGCATTGTCATTTCCTCGCACGATGTCTTAGCCACCGGATATCCCACAGGTGAGCCGTGTAGTTGAAGGTTTTTACGTCAGATTCTTTTGGGATTGGCTTGCGTTTATTTCTGGAGCGTTTCGTTGGAAGGTATTTGCAGTTTTCACAGATTATGTCGGTGATACTTCGTCGCTGTCTCGCCACACGTCCTCCTTTTCCTGCGGTAGTGGTAACACCCCTGTTGGTGTTCTTTCACACCGGAGACACCATCGATTCCAGTAAGGTTGCCCGGGTCGAAAGCGATCGCCTTCCTTTCGCTCTCCACATCGATAACAGTGCTTCATGCGATCACCATTTTGCATGGTTTAATCGCCATGCCGGTAGCCAGTTCAAAATCGGAGTCGCACTGATTGCCCCACATATCCCACCCGGTCACTTTGTCGCGGCTAAATAACTCACAGCGCGGCACGTCGCCAAGCAACTTAGCTAACATGTCTCTTACGATCGGTGGTTTTGCACTGTGCTCCATTCTCGGTGCGGTAAAGTGCTGGCATATGGAAGCGTCCATTCTCTCAGGCAACCGCCCTCGAACAGCAAACAAGCAATCCTCGCTATTTGCCCTGGTCATATGCCCCATTCCGATCGCACTGTTTCCTTTGTGCTTATTGGTTTTATGCCAGGTAAAGCCTTTCATAGTCATCAACCTGAATCCCCACGCCTCAACTACCTTTAGCGCTTCGGCTGGCTGTGTCGGCACCCACCACATCGCTAACAAGCAAGATTCTGGATCCGCTAAATCCCATACTGGCAGTCGGCAAATGTCCTGAACATTCATAACATCGTATTTATGTCCAGCACCGCGATTGCCATCGTTGGCTTTGTCGCGATATTGCCAAGGCGGATCTGCGTAAATAAGTCGGTATTTGTTCATTCAGTTTTATCTCCCCATCTCGCTTTCCACTCCAGAGCCAGTCGCGCTTCGTCTGACCACTTAACGCCATGTTCTGTACCGAATGCCTGTATAAGCTCTAATAGCTCCGCAAATTCGCTTACACGCATCCTGCTGGTTGACTGTCCTATTACCACAAAGCCATTCCCGGCAAGGTTAGGAACAACGTCCTGCTGCTTTAATGCTGCGGTAAACACACACTTCCAGCTTCCTGCATCCAGCCAGCGACCATGCCATTCAACCTGACGCGAAACGTCACCAAGGCAAGCCCAAAGCTTCCGATTTTGGTCTAAGCTGCGGTTGCGCTCCTGAATGGTTACTACGATTGGTTTGGTTGGGTCTGGAAGGATTTGCTGGATGGCTTGAATGGCGTTCTGCTGATGGATGGGGCTTCTTAGTTCAAACGTTAGTTTCCTCATGGGATGAACTCCAGTGTGTGATGTTAAATTCCCATTTAATTACCTTTGCATACCCAATTTTGAACCCATCAATACCTATCCACCGCTTGCCACTCCAATAAGCTGTACCACTTTGCTTGAAATGATGTGGATGCTTAGATTGAGTGGTCACTGTTACAGGTAAATATGGCTTCGGGTATTCCCCATTTCCTGGATAACCAGATTTAATTCTGCTCATTGATACCCTCTCTCACTTAATCGCCTCCACGCTTCGTTAAACTCTTCTCGAGTTGCGCCGGATTTTCTTTCTTCAAACATCATGCATTCGCTGATGTCTCCCCATGACTTTGGTCGCTTTTCAGCAAACAGATCATCCCATTCGAATACCCAGCGGCCTGATTTTCGGTAGTGGTAAATGGTCAGCCATGTTGTGCAGTTCGCTGGATACCCATAGAGAACTTCGACTTTTTGATCACGGTCTTTATGCTTTTTCAGCAGGATAAAGCCAGCAACCAGCGAAGCTCCGGCAAGAATGATGATTGGAATTTGCCAGTCAGCCACACTTCCCTCTCCCCCAAATAAAAAGGCCTGCGATTACCAGCAGGCCTGTTATTAGCTCAGTGATGTAGATGGTCATCAGAATCCTCCTTTCTTCTTGGACTGCGGTTCCTCGCGTTCACGGCGGCGCATTTCAGCAGACTGTTGGTCTGTGTCATAAATAGCGCCATTTGCCTGAATGCAATACACCGTGCCGGTATTGCCATGACGATTGAGACGAAGGATTAGTTCGGTTTCACCAGGTGGAACACTGTCATCAAAAGCACCTTCACGATGGATCCCCACCCAATAATCGCAATCCTGTTCAATCTGCCCTGTATCTCGTGAGTCACTTGGTAATGGGCGTTTATTGGTTCGACTTTCCAGTGCGCGGTTAAGCTGCGTCAGAAGCACAACAACGCAATCAAGCTCTTTGGCAAGGCTCTTCAGTCCTTTGGTGATCATGCCGTAGGCAAGGTCGTTACGATCGGCCTTTTCAGCGGTCATTAGTGTCAGGTAATCGACAAGAATCATGCCAACGCATCCTTTTTCTCGTTTGATTCGACGGCTTTCGCTGACGATTTGAGCCAGAGATAATCCCGGCGTGTCGTCGATGTAAAGCAGGTCGATTTCACTCAAGCGATTGGCTGTTTCGATCGCCCTGTTGAAGTCACCATCGTAATCACCCTGATAGCCGTCATCAGCGTCATTTGTCGCCGGAAGGTAAAAAATATTCGGGTTAACACCAGACTTCTGCCCTACCAGTTTTTCCAGTATCTGATCACCTGGCATTTCAAGGCTGAACATCAAAGCGGGCTTTTTCTCATGCACTGCGCAATTGATTGCCATCTGGCTGTATAGCGTCGTTTTCCCCATCTTAGGGCGAGCGCCAATGACAAACAGAGAGCCTTTCACCAGACCTTTCGGTGACAGCATCCTGTCCAGCGATGGGATCCCTGTGCTCATTCCCCGTTGTTCGCCTGATGGGTCAAATCGCTTCTCAAGGTCGCTAACCCAGTCTTCCATGACCTCACCAAATGAACGAAGGCCGCGACGCGATCCGGTTTTTGCATGGTCTGTCAGTTGCGTGAAAATCGACTGAATAGCTTCGTACTTCTGCGTTGCAGTCATTCCGTTGCGGGAATAGAGCAATTCCGTCGCTTCAGTCATGCGGTTGATGGCGTAGCGTTCCATTGCGGTTTCACGAACCTGCATTGCATAGGCAACGATGTTTGCTGCGCTTGGCGTGTTCTTTGCGATCTCAGCGATATAAGCAAAACCGCCAACAGACACAGTTAACGATTTACGCTCCAGTTCATCGAAAAGCGTCAGCCCATCTACTGGCTTTTGCTCCCGGTGCATTCTGGTTATTTCTTCGAAAAGGATTTTGTGTGGTCGGCTGTAAAATGAATCAGGCTTCAGCATCGCCAGAACTTTCCGGACGCGCTCACTGCTGTCATCATCCAGAAGCAATCCACCAATCACCGCCTGCTCTGCCTCGATGCTATGGGGCGGCGCATAAAAATTATCGGTCATCGTGTTCACCCTCACGAACTTTCAGGTAGGTATTATCGTTAAGCAGGAAATCAAATCCCTTTTTGTGCCAGACGGTTCCGCGTTGATGGTTTGGACGCTCTTCGAACATCCATCGGCAATTTTCGCCTACGTAGCTCAAATAATTTCTCCAGTCCTGCATCGTGAACCCATGCCCGTCAAGCTGGCGGGTTATCACTCCGGCTTTGCGCCAGAACGTTCGGATCTGGTTTTTACGCTTGTCATTCAGTGCGCGGATTTTTGGCGCTTCAGGAAGGATTTCGTGGTAAGCATCGACAACATCCTGACAGCTAACGGAAGGTTTTTTCTTGTCAGACTTTTTGTCTGCTGCGGTACTCTCTAATACGTCAGTATTAGAGATATTATTTATATTATTGTTTATGGACAACCGTTGGACAACCGTTGGACAATCTCCGCTGAGAGGCGCGCCATTACTGGTGTTTGCGTTGGACAACCGTTGGACAACCGTTGGACAATTTTTTGCCTGAAAATCGTCATATTTAACGATTGTAAACAGGCTAAATTTCTTCCCCATCGAGCAAATATTAAGCATCCCTTTCGACTCAAAAGTCCGTAATAAGCTCCGAACTTTGTTGTCGGGGATGAATGTTTCTCTGACCAGCGACGGGCGTCCAGTTATCATCTGACCGCGATCAACAGTTATCGTACCGATATCCGTATTGACGACAGTAGATTCGTGATTAGCCTTGAGGATTAAGTGAAGCCAAAGATGTACTGCCTGAGAGTCCTTATAGAGCCTGCTGTCCATAAACTGGCGGTGTATAGAGACATACCCCATACTGGATGCCTCCTGATGTTGTACAGGGTTATGCCTGTAATCAGCTAACTTAACGACGCCCATGTTTCACTCCTGCTTTGGCTAGTCTGTAAACACCAACAAGGCGCTCTGCGAACGCCCTGTTATTTGCTGCGGCTACCACTAATCCCTCAGGTGAATCAGGGTGTCGAATCTCTTCTTTTTCCTGGTATTTCTTACGACGTTTTGTCATAATTACTCCTGTGGATTGATCCAGTCTTTCTACATCAGGCCTCGAAGAATTCGCCGTTCTTCGGGGCTTTTTCTTTTGTCAGCATTCTGGCTACTTTCTTAGCCAGTTCCGCCAACTCCTCGTCTTCAACACCCCATTCAAGAACAGCCAGAAGCATTCCCATTTTTGGGATGAAGCTATCTTTCCATCGAGAAATTTGCGATTCATTAATCCCTAACGCGTCGGCAACCTTTCGCTGACCACGTACAGCAATTCGATTCAGGATGTTGCTTGTAATTGCATTCGCTTTCTTGCGAGTACTTGTAAGTTCCATATGTAAGTATTTCCTTAACAAATAAGAAGTTATGCGCATCAACTTATGCGCGTTGTATTCCCGCATTTCGGCGGGAATGAGGACCATGACTGTTAAAGAGCGGTGTTACTATTTGTTTTTCTTGTTGCTTGGGAAAGGACGAACTTCCTCTCCAATCACACTGCCATCAGGCTTTACCGTAACCATGATGTTACGGCCTGCCAGAATGGCCTTGCTGATAGCGCACTGGATTACACCAAAGTCACTGGCTGCTTTAGCCTGTCCATGGATTTTGGCGTAATCGGCAAGTGTCATTCGAATCATATGCACTCTCCGTTATTAACCATGAACAAAGAATACTACAGGTATTCAAAGCAATCAATACTCAGGGTATTTTTAGTTTAAGTACCTTAGCTATTAGAATTAAGCTATGGAAAATAAAAAATCACTGACGACAGAACAGCTGGAAGACGCTAAGCGGCTTAAGGCTTTGTATGAGTCAAAAAAGAAAGAATTGGGGATAACCCAATACTCAATCGCTGATGAACTGGGTATCACCCAAGGAGCGGTAGGGCATTATCTTAATGGCAGAAATGCGCTAAACGTTGAGGTTGCATCTGGTTTTGCACGATTGTTGCAAGTCTCAATTGCTGATTTTAGCCAGTCAATTGCTGCCAAGGTTGCAGAACAGGCAGAAAGCCTTAAGAGCGATGCCAACGTAAGGTATGCAGGGGAATACAGAGCAGGAAAGAGGTATCCGGTGTTAAGCAGTATCCAGGCTGGCTCGTGGTGTGAAGCATGCGAACCATACACCATTAAAGACATAGATGTTTGGCTTGAGTCTGACGCGCATATTCAAGGTAATGCGTTTTGGCTTAAAGTGGAAGGTGATTCAATGACGGCACCGGTTGGGTTAAGCATTCCAGAGGGAACATTCGTTCTTTTCGATACCGGAAGGGAGGCGATCAACGGCAGCTTGGTCATAGCAAAACTTTCTGACTCTAACGAAGCAACATTCAAGAAGCTGATAATCGACGGCGGGAATAAATACCTCAAGGGACTTAACCCTGCATGGCCTCTCGTGCCAATCAATGGAAACTGCAAGATTATAGGCGTTGCAATTGAGACAAAACTAAGGCTGGTTTGATCACGCAAGGGGGACGCTTATGGTTGGAACCGCTATAGCAAGCTTTTTTGGGATGTTGGCAATCTCAACAATTTACGGCTTAGCGCATGCTTTTATTACGAAATCTCTATCAGAAAAAATAAGCCAGGCTTGGACGCATAGATCGGCTCGTTTCATGATTCTAGTGGTCATAGCAATACAAGGGATATCTGCATTTATCCTCTATGGATCAAGCTTATACCTATTGTATCAAGGCGCGACATTTACGCCTTACACCAGTGATTACGGAACTCTATACGATGGTAGTGAAGACATCTCTATGGCTTGGATCGTCTTTGGTTTATCTATGGCCGTGTCTGTTGTAGCAGACATCATTAAGGTAATTCTCGTCTTAACCTTCGCTGACTAACCCATAATCCCGGCAGCAATAGCTATCGGGATCCACTTCACATATCCCGCATAAAAATCACTGAACAAGCAGACACCGAAAAAATAAATATCCTTTGTATTCATTTGTTTATCATTATTTCATCAAAAATAAATACCTTGGGTATTTACACAATAAAATACCTACAGTATTCTTTAGCCATCAGCAGGACGCTGGAAGCCAAACGGAACAGATTGGCAGGCTCTTTAACATTGATGGGATTGTCCCGCCGAAATGCGGGAACCAAAGAGTAGTTGGCTTTGGGGTGACGTGAAGTGCAGATGCACGACGGCAACCGGAAGATAAGCACCCGGCGCGTCACCGCCAAAGTCAATCATCGGAGGTCAACATGACAGTAGTCATTACATATCTGGCTGACGATAACGCCAGAAATCGCCGCAGAGCACGCAGACAGGCTCAACGTGAACAGGCAATGCAAGAGCAGCGACTGGCGCGAAAAATTGAGCTAAAGCTCTCTGGTTGCGTCAGAGCAGATAAAGCAGCATCACTCGGAAGCCTTCGCTGCAAGAAGGCAGAAGAAGTCGAGCGTAAACAGAACCGTATTTACTACCGCAAGCCACGCAGTGAAATGGGTGTGACTTGTGTTGGTCGCCAGAAAATGAAATTAGGCAGCAAACCACTTATTTGAGGTGATATATGGAAGCATTAGTAGTAGAGCGAAGCGAGGATGGCTACTGGACGCACCCAGAATACGCCAACCTGTTTGGGGATAGAGAGGTAATTTCAGCTGATGAGTTCAGATCTTTCTGCAAGCAGCATGGCATTGAATCATCAATTGTTGAAATGGAAAACGACAACAATCAAACGGTAATTGACTCGTATTTTGAAGATGGGAATCCAAACATCAGTGGATGGGAGCCAAGCATGCCAGATGGAGAAGGATGGTTTGTTGGTTCGATTCACGATACAGAAGACGGTCCGATCTGCGTTTGGTTCAGGAATGTAGATAAGGCCGCATAGTCGGCCTTTATTTTTGGCATAAACAACAGAGGTGAATATGAACGCAGTTGAATTTACAAAATGGATGGCAGAGCAAGATATCACAGGATCCGACGAAAAGGCTGTGTACTACATGGCTCTGCTATGGATTCACAAAGCAAAAGAGGCTGCAAATGCTCTTGGAGGTGAGTGATGTGCGAGTTTTATGAAGCAGATATCAAACGCCCAGAAATGGCAAGTGATGCAACATTACGTGATTACTTCGCGGCAAAGGCTATGCAAGCAATGATTAGCAATCCATCGATTATCGATAATGATTCTGATGGAGCTGTTAATTATGCAGCAAGCGCTGCATATAAGTTTGCAGACGCAATGCTCAAAGCTCGCGAATAAGCACTGTGTATTCATTCCAACGAGTGAATACACGGAGCAATGTCGCTCGTAACTAAACAGGAGCCGACTTGTTCTGATTATTGGAAATCTTCTTTGCCCTCCAGTGTGAGGGCAATTTTTTTGATGGAGGATATATGAGTGAAGTAACAGATTTAGTTGTTATTGAAAAATCAAATGCAATGACTGTATTTCAGTCTGCCGACCAGATTGAAGAAATCCTTCAAAAGGTTGAACGTGAAGTTATGTCCTTTGTGCCTGATATCACCACGGCAAAGGGCAGAAAGGAGATCGCTTCTCTGGCGTATAAAGTTGCGCAGACGAAAACATATCTCGATGGTCTTGGCAAAGACCTTGTTGCTGAACTGAAGGAAATTCCAAAGCTAATTGATGCCAACCGCAAGACAGTGCGCGATCGCCTTGATGAACTGAAAGCCAAGGCGCGCCAGCCTCTTACTGATTATGAGGAAGAACAGGCGCTGATTAAAGCCGAAGAAGAAGCTAAGGCAGCAGCTGAAGCTCTCGCAAAGCAAATTGAGTCTGACCATGAAATAGCGATTTTGATGGATCGCGAATTTGACCGCCAAAGAGAAGAGGCAAGACTCAAAGCGGAGCAGGAAAAGCGAGAGCATGAAGAACGCTTAAAAAGAGAAGCTGAAGAGAAAGCCAGAGCAGAAGCCGAAGCAAAGGCAAAAGCCGAAATTGAAGCAGCAGCAAGGCGAGAAGCAGAAGCTAAGGCCGCAGCGGAACGTGCAGAGCGTGAACGCATTGAAGCCGAGCAACGAGCACAGCGCGAAGCAAAAGAGGCGGCGGAACGAGCTGAAAGAGAAAAGCATGCGGCAATTGAAGCAGAACGCAGAAAAGCACAGGAGGAGGCTGAACGAATCCGTCGCGAGGCTGAAGCAAAAGAGCAAGCCAGAATAGCAGAAGAAAAAAGAATCAAGGACGAAGAAGAGCGTAGAGCAAAAGATAAAGCTCACCGGAAAGAAGTAAATAACAAAATACTTGCTGACCTTATCAAGGTTGGTGCATCAGAAGATGTTGCTAAAAATATCATAACAGCCATCGTAAAAGGCGAAGTATTCGCAACAAAAATAACCTACTAATAAAACCAATATAAGGAACCACCCATGATTTACGCAATCGCGGGAGGCGCTCGCATGGGTGCCTTCCAACTAAATGAATCTTTACTTGAGCGAATCACCCGTAAATTACGTGACGGATGGAAAAGAGTTGAGGTCTTATTATGCGCAATGAAATAGCCATCAATCACCAGATGCTTCGTGCTGCACAGAACAAAGCAGTAATAGCCAGATTTATTGGTGATTCAAAAATGTGGCTTGAAGCAAATAAAGCGATGAAATCAGCTATCAACCTTCCGTGGTATCGCAGGAAATGAGTTTTACAGATAACTGGTCAGACGAAGAATTCATTCATCAGATGAAAGAATTAATCGGTAACGAAGGAGATATTCATGTCACTTGCAACCACAGTGAAGGAGAGCAAGTTACAGAGACGCATGTACACGCAGCAGGCGTTAATGTATCGCCAGAAGGGAGATCGTGAAGGTGTTCGCGTATTTTTAAATGCGGCAAAGACTGAAGTATTAAATCAGCGTTATTTCCTTGGGCCGTGTCCATTCTGAGAACAATCATATGAGCAAAGAATTTTACGCAAGACTGGCAGCTATTCAGGAGAATCTGAACGCGCCAAAGAATCAGTACAACTCATTCGGCAAATATAAATACAGAAGCTGCGAAGACATTCTTGAAGGCGTTAAGCCGTTACTGAATGGCCTGTTTTTATCAATCAGCGATGAAGTTGTGTTGATTGGTGATCGGTATTACGTGAAAGCCACGGCAACTATTACTGATGGCGAAAACAGTCATACAGCAACCGCTCTTGCACGAGAGGAAGAAAGCAAGAAAGGAATGGATTCTGCACAAGTTACGGGAGCTACAAGCTCTTATGCACGCAAGTATTGCCTCAATGGTTTGTTCGGCATTGATGATGCGAAAGATGCAGATACAGACGAGCATAAACATCAGCAGAACGCAGCAGCAAAGCAATCAAAACCATCACCTACACCTGAACAGGTTCTAAAAGCATTCACTGACGCAGCAATGCAGAAAAACACCGTGGAAGAGCTTAAACAGGCGTTCGCCAAAGCGTGGAAGATGCTCGAAGGCACACCGGAGCAGCACAAAGCGCAGGACGTTTACAACATCAGACGAGACGAATTAGAAGGAGCGGCTGCTTAATGGCACATTCGATTACTGTAAGGCTAAACAAGCCCGCAAGAGAGTTTCAGGCCGGGGAAAATATCGGATTCAACATCCGTGCTGGCGTTCAGTATTACGATCGCCAGACAAAAAAGAAAGAATGGACAAACTACAGCGCCGTTGTATTTGCCAAGCCGGGAGCGCAAGCGGATTACTACCGTAGTGTTCTTGTTGAAGGTGGCATTGTAGAAATTACCGGAGAAAACATCAGGGTTGATGTTTATCAGGGGCAAAATGGTCAATCAATCACTCTTGAATTACTGAATGCAAAGATTGGATTTGCAGCTTCAGGAAATGGCTCGCAGCAGCAAAGTAGTAACCAGCAGAACACTCCTGTATACGACGATTCCATCCCATTCTGATTCAGAAAAATAAGGATTCCATTATGCCAGCGCCTCTGCATGGTGCGGATGACCCGCGCCGCTGTTCCGGCAATTCCGTATCGGAGGTGCTGGATAAATTCAGGAAAAACTACGACCGGATAATGTCGCTACCGCAGGAAACGAAAGAGGAAAAGGAATTTCGCCATTGTATATGGCTTGCAGAGAAAGAAGAACGCGAGCGAATTTACCAGACATCAATCCGACCATTCCGCAAAGCCACATATACCCACTTCCCTGAATATATCGACCCACGCCTGCGTAATTACTTCTCACGCTATGGCGCTATCAGTAATGACTGAGGAATTTACAATGAGAGGACTTGCATACAATCCCGGCATTCTTCCGGCAGAAATGATTATTCGCCAACGCGTAAAGCCAATGCCATCGAGAGAGGAATTGCTTAAGAGAAATTCTTTTCCATCAGTGAATCAAAACAAATATCTGAATGCGATGTGGCGGAGTGGGAAGAAATGAAACAAATGTAACTAATTGAGATGGATGGTTTTCTGAAAGGTAAATGCTTCCCACGAGATTTAAAGGTTAACGAAACAAACGCTGAATATCTGGTGCGTAAGTTCGGTGAGCTTGAATCAAAACTGGAAACGGCGTTGCGGGAGTGTCGTTCTGCTGGAATCACGATTGATAACCTTGAGGCTAAATGCGCGAAGATGGCTGCAGAAAATACCTCGCTTAAGCAATCTGAGAAGGAATTTAATGACTTTTGTCGTGAGGAGTTTGGCGAATGGGAAGATGATGTTACTGAAACCCCAGCCACCGATGCTTTCCTGGCTGAAGTACGGGCGCAGGGGGTAGAGATGTTTGCTGACCATCTGTTGTGCCCAGACCTTGATGACACTATCCGTGACTTTGCTGCCCAGCTTCGCAAAGGAGGCAACCAGTGAGCGAAATTAATTACCAGGCACTGCGTGAGGTGGCGGAACGTGCAATTCCAGCAATGGAACGCCTGTTAATGTTGCCAGATGATGATGATTTGTTAAGTGAACAGGAACTTAAAGATTACGGTGTGGATATTGATGCGCTCAACGCCTTCAAATTTCTGACCTGACCAGAAACCGTGCTGGCGCTGCTGGATGAGCTGGAAAGAAACCAGCAATACATCAAACGCCGCGACCAGGAGAACGAGGATATTGCGCTTACGGTTGGGAAGCTGCGCGTTGAGCTTGAAGCAGCAGAGAACAACCTTATTGATAGTGAATGCCATGTTGCTGAACTGGAAGAAGCGCTACGCGATAAGCAGGCGTTACTTGAAGCCTCTGAAAAGCGCAACGCAAAATTACAAAGCGAGAATGCATACATCCGCAACCGGTTCAAAGAACTGGACCTGTTAATCGGGAAAAACATTCTGGTCATGCAGGCTGCCATTATCGAATGGCAGGCAACTGGCGACGCTAAGAGCGGACTGGCATGGATTTATAACACACTGTTTGGCCCTGGCGAATTACCGGACGAATCTGAGAAAGATGCTCAGGCCTACTTTAATCGCAAATATGCACCGATTGACGAAAAGCTTATGGCGCTTCACAAGTGGTTTTGGGAACAAAGTGAAGCCGAGCGCGCCGCCGCCAACATTGGTGTGAAGGGGAAGTGAGATGAACGGACAAATCTCAATTGTTCGACCGGGAGCATGTGACGATCGCGAGATACGCATGATTATTCGTCTGGCGATGGGGAAAACAATAACTGTTCTCATTACTCCTGAAAATCTCGCATTAGCATTAACAGGAAAGTCAGACCTTCCAGTAGAGCTAAAGCTGCGAAATATTGAGATTAAAGTGAAATAGTTATGAATACTCTTACCAAAGAATGGTTACAGAACACGATTACCAGCATTGAGTCAGCACGGGATGAAATACCGTTCGGACTCGATGAAGATCAAAACAACATGCTTACCGCATTAAAAATTGCACTGGCATCACTGGGAGCAGAACCAGTTGCTTATATTTTCAAACATCCGGCCGGGAAATTATTCTGGGCTTTAACGGATGAAAGCAATAAAGATCAATCGGACGTTATTCCTGTTTATGCCGCCCCTCCAGTGCCAGTAGTACCTGAAGAAAAACCAATGCCTAACCCTCTTAAAATGTACGCGGTCGATGCTGTTGCCGCTATTGCAGAGGTGAGAGGCTGGAACTCCTGCCGCGCCGCCATGCTTAAGGGAGATAAATCATGATTAATCGTACCAAGCTGGAGCACATCCTCGAATATGCCAGACAGCAGAGGCGCTTTGGTCAGCATTGCAAAATTCCGCCAGGAGATATGGTTGAAATCGTGGAGATTGCCATGCGCAAGGCTGGCAACTCTCCGGTAACTCCGGATGGCTATGCGGACATGCTGCAGCGCTGGCTGGTGTTTGGGATAGGCATGCTAAAAGCGGGTAGCCAGTTACCACGAAATCTAATCGCTGAAACCAAAGCCATGGTTGCAGCATTACAGCAGGAGGATGAATGATGAGACGCTCAAGTTGGGATGCTCGCCTTGATAAGCGCATGAATATCGAGAAGCTAGAAGAACAAGGTCTTATCGCTGACAGTATGGAAGTTAGAAGGAGTCTTGTTGAACGAGTTATGAGAGGAGAAATAACTCCAGAGCAGTCCAGGGAAGAACTGAAACGGATTCAGAGAAATGCCAAGCGCAATGGACTTAAAACCAGAAACCAGGCATGGAGAGAAGGTTGATGGCTAAATCCGCAGCAGAACGCAACTAACAAACCTCGCACCGTCGAGGTTTTCTTTTATCTGAACTCGCTACGGCGAGTTTTGTTTTATGGAGATGATAAATGCACTTCCGAGTCACAGGTGAATGGAATGGAGAACCATTCAACAGAGTTATCGAAGCAGAGAACATCAACGACTGCTATGACCACTGGATGATATGGGCGCAGATAGCACATGCAGACGTAACCAATATTCGAATTGAAGAACTGAAAGAACACCAAGCCGCCTGATGGCGGTTTTTTTATTACCTGATTTGCAGGTTCGATTCCCTATTCGGAGATAGCACTCATGCAACACGAACTACAACCTGATTCACTGGTTGATTTGAAATTCATCATGGCCGATACTGGCTTCGGTAAAACCTTCATCTATGACCGGATTAAGTCCGGCGACCTGCCTAAAGCCAAAGTTATCCACGGGCGAGCAAGATGGTTATATCGTGACCATTGTGAATTCAAAAATAAGCTCTTAAGCCGCGCCAATGGGTAAAATAGCGGGTAAAATTTTTTTCACATCTAAAAAACACCATTCCAATCAATCCCCTGCCGCTTCAAGTAGATGTCTGCAGGGGACACCATGAACACTTCTCACTAAGTCCAATTAATTCCATAACTCACTGTTTTAACTGATATCATCTCCTTATACTCGTCCAGCAAAGTACCATTATTTCTAATGGAATCTATACATCTTTGCGTATAACATTGTGTATAACTGAGTTCGATCTTTTTTCTATACACATGCTGCTATCTGACATCCAAATAAAAAGAGCAAAACCGAAGGACAAACCCTATACGCTTAACGATGGTATGGGGCTATCACTCCTGATCGACACAGCGGGCAGTAAAGGCTGGCGTTTTCGCTATCGCTTTGCAGGTAAGCCTAAGATGATTTCCTTTGGCGTATATGGCGATGTGTCGTTGGCACAGGCACGTACCAAACGTGATGAAGCGCGTTCGATGTTAGCCAAAGGGATAAACCCAAGTGAAGCCAGAAAAGCAGATAAGATTGCTTTGCAGTTCGCGCATGAGAACAGCTTTGAGTCTGTGGCCAGAGAATGGCACTCATCGAAAAAAGCCACCTGGTCAGAGGGTTATGCAAAAGAGGTTCTCAATTGTATGGAAAAGGATATTTTTCCTTTTATCGGCCAGCGCCCAATTGAGCAGATTGAACCATTAGAACTGCTAACCGTCCTGCAAAAAATAGAGAAAAGAGGTGCGCTAGAGCAAACCAGTAAGATCCGCCGCCGCTGTGGTGAAGTGCTTCGTTATGCTGTTGCCACTGGTAGAGCAAAGTATAATTTTGCACCCGATTTAGCTATCGCACTCAACAAACCTAAAACCCAACACTTCCCGTTCCTGACTGAAAGCGAGTTGCCCGAGTTCGTTAATGCTCTGGATAACTATCAGGGCAGTTTAGTTACCAAATACGCCACGCAGCTGTTGATGCTAACAGGCGTGCGAACAATTGAACTACGTGCAGCGGAATGGGCTGAGTTTGATTTAGATAATGCCTTATGGGAGATCCCCAAAGAACGGATGAAGAAACGCCGCCCCCATCTGGTTCCGTTATCAACTCAGGCGATCAATATCCTGAAAAAGCTGCAAGAAATAACAGGGAATTACAGCCTCGTTTTCCCTGGCCGAAATGACGTCAGGAAACCAATGAGCGAAGCCAGCATCAACAAAGTGATAAAACTACTGGGTTATCACGGTCGGTTAACGGGTCACGGTTTCAGGCATACCATGAGCACCATCTTGCATGAGCATGGGTTTGAAAGTGCCTGGATTGAAATGCAGCTTGCGCATGTTGATAAGAACTCTATTCGAGGTACTTACAATCATGCGCAATATATTAAAGATCGACAAGTAATGATGGAATGGTACGCTAGCTTATTAAATACGACCTGCTATTAAATCCAGCATGAAACAAATATGGTGAGTAATTTGATACTGTTTGTTTTTTGGCAACCCAGGGAAATGCCTTACAGTTGGTTGACTATTGTAATAATAATAGTTAAGACCAATGTTGCTGCCAAACTGGGTTGGATGTTGGGGAACAAGATTTGTAATTTGATCTGAAACATCTAAAAATTTTGCAGTAACATTTGAACTTCCTCGTTGCGTGTTGCTTGATACAAAATGACGAATCCAAACTGTATTCGCTTGTAAATTCTTGAACACCAAATGTGCGGCAACAGCAGAAGGTTGACCACCTCCAAGATCTAGTACCTGGCCAGTAATTGTATAATCGCCAAATCCTAAGTAATTTTGTCCCACGAATTGATGTGCGTGCGTGAAAAGTTCCGGCCCATTATAATCAGCATTTTTTGCTAACTTTCTAAAGTTATCGCTAATAATAATTAACTTCGACAAAGGAAGAAGAGCGCACTGATTAGGAAGCATTTTATTATTTAAAACAACATGATAACTAATCAATTGATTTGTCGCCAACAACTGAATATCAGAGTTGGATAATGATGGATTATCATATAGAAGTGCAACTCGTCTATTTAAGTTAGCATTCAACCAATTATTAATATCATTAATCGTTGTATTGGGCTGAATAAGATATCCAGAGATGATATTGTTTTTATTTGTTAATACACTTGATAAATTTTGATTTAAAGTTAAGACGTTATTGTGTGAAGAAAAATCTTCCTGATAAGGATTAAGGATAACAATTATGTCAGAATTCCAAACATTTAAACATGTTAATAAATTTCTCGTATTGACGTTAATTGGTTCTAAAATTGGTAGCAGACCATTTAGGCTAACTCCCTTCGCAACGAGGTCCCTAAGGCATAATAACTCTGTACTTCTCGCATACAAATATGGGCTATACATAACTTACAACTCCTGAGGATATCAACAAATTTTAATTTTTACATCCATCAAATTCATGATGAATTCTTTTTGCTTTCTTGATAATGGTGTTGCATAACCTAAAACACGTAAACATGCTGGAAGAGAATAAATATAATCCAAAAAAACTTTGTCGTTACATCTTTTTTTCATAGCAGAGATAAAGTATTTATTTGCTATGTTTAATGGCATCTGCATGAATATCTCTTTACAATATTCATAAACCAATCCATTAGGCATATTTATTTTAGTTGAAGTGTAATCTTCTATTATAGCTAAGAACTCTTCCTTTCTAAGAACTGAAAACAAGCTGTCACTTTTAATATAATCAATATTTGAATCTGCCTCCTTAATGACACTCAATTGATCTTTTTTATTCAAAACCATAACTCCCACTCTGGGGAGATTTAAAGCACAATATTTACTTGCATACTCTGGATGTGTAACTATATACACTTTATCAAAAACATCCAAATAATCAGGGGCTTGAGTAATCAACCTTTTTGGTGAATCATACTCTGTCTTAATCTCGTAAGCTGTAGACGTACCATTAAACACCGCAACATCCACTATAGAGTTTTTAATTGGTAACTCTATGGACGACGAACTTGTTTTTGGGCTGTGCTTACCGAATATTATTTTATTGACAAGTGCTGTCTTATAAACATATTCATTTCTATAATTCAGACGCAAAAAATCATATAATGATGTAAATAAATCCCTTAGTGAAATCTCATGTTCATTATTATCATTGTTTGAAAACAGTGTTTCATAGCAGTAAGAATCAAAACTCCCAAATAAATCCGAAATATCCTTACCTTTTGCTAAGGATGAAAAAATGGGGCGACGGAAAAATTTAGCATATTCCTTTTTATTATGACTCATTACTCATACTCTATAAACATCATGCAATTTGATAAGTTATGACGAATTCTCACCATCCAGTTACTACCTGTACATACTAATCAAAAAAAACGAGTACGCAAGATACGAAAGTACTTTTCTTGTTCACCAGTTAGCTTACCTTGATCCTCACCAGCGACTGGAAGATAGGTAGCAGTATATGTGGAAACCTTCCCCTAGCTAGGTCTACAAACGTAGTTTGGGCATTTAGGCTCCACGATTCACGGTTTGACACGGCCTGATATCTGCACATTCGTTTTGATATGCAGCAATCGTGAAAAAGGGAAAATATACGCTCGACAGACCAAAACGGCACTACACCGCACCCGCCTGCGGTTTTCATATCACTAAAAATTTTCAGCCTGGATTTTTTACAAACGATACCGCCAGTCCGTGCCAGTCCTCGAGATGTACTGCGATACAGGAACTGAAAAGAATGAAAAGAAATTCATTTTTTTTCAGTTTTACTGTCCGTCGAATCTATGGCCTGAATACGCAACTCTATGATATTAAATGGATAATTAATTTTAGGTGTGTGATTTTATGAAGGTTTGTGAAACATGAAGAAGATAACCAGTTGAAAAATAATAATTTTATGACCGTATAAACTGAAATCCTGTGTTCAGGTTCCGGGAACAGATCGGCCATTCCCGACGCATACTTTACCCATTCTTTTGCGCAGCCAGCAGCAACTTTAAAGCCTTTTCCCGTTCCTCGGGTGGAATTGCATCAATCAGCTCTTTAACCCTTCCCTGCCCGTTCAGCGCGCTTGGACTAACGGAATGGGAGAAAGCAACATTCATCACAAACGAGTGACCGCACTCCACATTAGAGCAATAGCAGTACACATCGTACAGTTGTGGGTGTTTCCTGTTTGTTTTACCTATCCGTGCTACTGCCTGACATGTGGGGCAGTACATTCTCATCATCTTCATCGTTCTGTGCCCTATACTGTTGCCCGCCAGAAGAAGGGATTTGGATCCCTACCTCTTGTTCTGAACGTGTAACACTGGTAACACGTGTAACGCTATTGATTTAAAAGGATTTAATCTGTTACCAGTTAGCAAAATCAAGAGGTAACGCGTGGTAACACACCATTTTTTGTTACCTCTGTTACCAGTCAGTATTTTTGACTGGTAACACTGAAGAACCGCATCAGTAACGGGTGTTACCTCTGTTACCAGTGTTACCTCATAAAAATAAGACTCACGCGATAATCACTCAGGTTCAGCGCTTCCCAGTACCTGTGTATTGAACTGGTACACACGTTTAAGCCCTATTTCTGGCAGGCGAATGCTGTTTTGCGTCCGGCCATCTTCACCGGGTTTCAGCCAGCCCGCGTCCACACACAACCTGGCCACCTTACGCGAGTCAAATCCCTTACAGATCTCCTTCCAGCCTGACGGGAGAACGTAGAACGTCACAACCGGCTCTGTCACGTTGTCTCCTTTATCGACTTTTCTGAATCCCATCATTGAAACAGGCCGGTTCCTGTCGTCATTCCAGTCAGCAAACCGACTGAACTGATTACGCGTCATGAAGTCCCGAACCTGTTCAAGTGCCGCTTTATCTTCCTGATTAGCTGTATGGCCCCGGTCAGCCATCCATGCAGCCAGACAGCTTTGAGCGGCACGAAAGGCCTCTCCCTCCGGCCATCCTGTGATGCCCGCTTTTGTGGCCAGCTCCCCGGCCATCGCAACCAGAGCAAAACGGGTAACAGCCCGGCCAACCTGATTCCCGGCATTTTCCGGCGTCAGCCTTCGGGTATACTCTTTCAATAAGGCTTTCGCCTGACTGGTCAGTTCCGGCAGATCAGCGGTCAGGCAATACAGCCAGTCGCGGAATGGTGCACCATGATAATGCGCTACGTGCTGCTCAAGATGCTCAGCCAGGGTTTTCCCGCTACTGAAGCCATGAAGTTCTTCAAACACGCCATACTTGCCCGAATCGCTTGGGATCTGGATCATTCTGACCTCAACCCCGGCATACGTACGTTCCCCGGCGCTTGCCGCATGCTCTACCAGTGACAGTTCCCCGGTAGACAGAAACAACAGATTCCAGCGGTTGGTTTCCCTTACCGAACCATCTGTTCTGGCTCTGGCTTTGCCCTGCCCGTTAGCCAGCATATAAGCGATATTCCCCGCCTCCCTGCCGTCAACCTCCCGGATTTCATCCAGCATCAGCGTGGCATCATTGCGGCGGCTCGCCGTTCCTTCTAAGGCATTCCCCGTCGCCCGCCACGTATGCCAGAAATCTGTTCCACCACATACTGATGCAGCCACTTTCATCGTCGTGGTTTTACCGTCTGTGGATTCCCCTTTGAGGTGATAACCTCCACCGCCGATACCAACCAGTTTCAGAAGGGGGGCAGCAAATGCCAGACTCACCGCAAAGGCAAGACGGGCATTCTTTATGCAATAACGGCCTATATTTTCACGCCAGCCCTCTGATGTGCCGCTGACACGAAAATCACGCCCCTGCACACTCGATGTTTGTAAGATGACTGACTGGGCTTCGCGCCCTATCACTTCATCCTGGAGAACGTAAACCCCGCCGTGCCAGCCAGTTTTATTCACACAGGTTACTTTTCTGTCCGGTTTACACAGCGAGATATATTCCATCAGGAATGCTCTGGCCATGCCATTAATGTTGATGTAAGAAAGCCCGTTAACCAGCAGAACGCGGCGCAGTTCTTCCCCGCTACCGCCCAGCATCTCCATCGGCATTGCCCATTTACGGCTGTTTCCGTTGGTATCTTCCCATTCCAGCAAACGCCCGTAATTACTTCCATCAGCATCACTGGTGATTGCCGTCACCCGCAACGGACTGCAAATTTTGATATTACGTATCTCTGTATCACCATCAGACTTATTAACCAGCTTGTCGTACCACAAATATTCTTTTGTCAGCCGGAACCCTTCTGGTAAACGGGTCTGCCCTTTGCCATGCAGCGTCATTTCTTCACGAAAGGCATCTCTCGCCCGTTCTTTCCCCACTTCCTGCCGATAATCATCCCAGTCAGCCTTATGGCGTACCGGAGGGAGCGTTACCCAGCCATCCACCGCTTTGGCGGCTTTCTCTGCCTGAATACGCCCGGTGTTTTCTTTGCCGTCAGCCAGATCATTATCTCCGGCCAGAATGATCCGAGTTTCCGGCCAGCGTTTTCGGATCTGCTCCGTCACCTTCAGTAAATTGGTGGCAGCGACAGCCGCCACGATCCATCCTTCAGTCAGCAGACTGACGGTAAGCGCCGTGGCAAAACCCTCAGTGATAATCACCTGTTCAGGTGTTTCAGCGGGTATATCGGTCAGGGCAATGAATGCGCCAGACAGCTGGCTACCGGGCAGCAGACTTTTATCCCCGTCAGGATTGATAAGCTGGCCACCAGTAATATTCCCGGAAATATCCGTCAAAGGCAGCAGTAATGAACCGGTGGAAAATGTTATTCCGGCCAGATTCAAAGGCTGTGACAGCAAGGGAAGTGAATACCCGTGTAAGCCCTTATTTGTCAGATAGACCGGCTCACCATTGCAGGACTGCTGTCTGAGTCTGGTATATCGCTCCGCGCCCGCTTCTTTTCCTGCGGCCTTTTTCCTGGCTGGCAATGCGGGCTTCTCCTGTATTTCTGGTAATGCAAGCGCCTCAGATACCATCCCGGCGACTTCTTTTATCTTTCTTCCTGTCACCAGACGAACCAGATCAAGACCATCGCCATGACCGCACTGATTACAAAACCACGTCCCTCGCCCCGCTTTATCGTCCAGTCGAAAACGATCTTTTCCACCACAGGCAGGGCAAGCCCCATGATGTCCTGCGGACGGTACTTTAATACCTAATGCTGACAGGATATAAGGCCAGCGCCCAATTGCAGCTCCGGAAATCGTGGATACAGACGGTGTTTTCACAGCAGCACCTCCTGACCTTCCGGCTTCACAAATTCAAAACCTTCGGGTAGTTCGCCATCAGGTGCTCCGAAAATAATATCCCGGTAAACCTCACGCATCTCTGTGACACCAAAAACTGACAGGCGAATATTTTCTGACATAAAGCCTGGTTTAAGCATTTTTTCCAGTTTCTCTGCGGCCAGTATGCAACCAGCATCAGCCCCAAACTCATTCACCCACGGCATTTCAATATGGTAAATAATATTACTCACCACTTTTTCGTGGGAGAGTTCTATTCGTTCGCCATCTTCAATATAAACAGGTTCATTATGAACACGCACCATTAAGGAAATGAATGCATCAGCAATGTAGTAGCGTAAGACTGCTGTTCGTAAAGCATGCGCCTTTAAATTTTGATTATTATTCATCGCGCATCACTCCCTTAATTGTGCTGGTTTCCTTAACAACGCCATCCAGTTGTTCGGCAATACAGGCCACTAAAGCCGCAGCGCCTTCCGCTGAAACAGTTCTCGCTCCATTCACTGTGGGCACGGACAAGACCTCTGCAAGAAACTCACTGGCCAGTGCCGCCCGTAACAGACGACTCTCCCCCTGTTCACTCAATATGCAGCCTTGCTTAAAATTCATGGATTTCATGCAACCACCTCCCCGGCTCTTTTCACAGGGATACGGGCAGCAAAGCTCAGGATAAATTCAGTGGCAAGTTTAAGGCGTGCAGCATGCTCGCATTCTGCGATTACACGCACAGGGCGTGGACGGGCATCACGGTCTGTACGGCGGACAGCCAGAAAGACAAAGGTAAATTCAGGGTGAGATAAAGCAGGGACTGTAGCCATAATGGCAACCTCCTTCAGATAGCGGGTAACGCTACCACCGGAGTTCCTACGCTCATGGGTGGTAGCCCAGACGGGGGTAGGAATACCGGCTCTGAAGGATACCGGCCAGCCCGAAAGCTGCCCCGCCTGGACTACCATAATTCTGATGATGTGGCGTAAAAAATAAAAAAATACAATCAGCCACCACACCATAAATTTTAGGTGAGTCAAAGCTGCGACACAAAAAAACACGCCTGGCGCGTGTAGTATCGCCTTCAGATAACACGGGTTCCTACGCCCGGCTGCCGATTTTGCGGCAACCTTTAAACTATATCCCGCGCATTCCTGGTGAGGCAAGAAATTTATAACCGAAAACTGATCATTGCCTGGATTAATTAACGCTGGCATGCTTAAGCCTCTGCTTAAAAATAGTTCTTCATTTTTCCTGATGCTGTAAACGAGACCCGCCTCTGAGCGGGTCTTTCTGTCGCTAAGTCAATCCGCAAACGTCAGGGCGCTCTCATCGACAGCCGCGTACAGTTCAGGTTCACCGAGTGCATAACCTTCATTGCGCAGGTAGGAATGCACGTATTCACTGCTTTCATCATCAAACTCAGCACGAAACCAGCGTGTTATCGCCTGAGTGTAAATATGCAGATTATCCAGCGTCGTTACTGCCAGACGCTTACCCGGCATAAACGGGGGAATAAACGCAAAGCGGCCAGCAACAGAACTTGTAGCCATCTGTGCCGCATTCACATCAGACGGGCGGTCTGCGGCATTAAATAACTTCAGGCGTTGATGTGCTGCCAGCTCTGCCCCAACCAGTACAACCAGACGAGGATCTTCACGAAACTGCTCAGCAATAAGCTCTGTAATCAGATGGTTGGCCAGAGCATCAATATTTTTCCAGGTGCCAGTCTCTCCCAGAGTGACAGGCTCAGAGATGATTTGCTTTCCGTTCCCGTAGGCTTTCGCCAGTGCATGCCAGCCAATATTGACATCCTCGCCTTTTTTATTGATTTCCGGGTTTGTAGTATTTGCAATCGACACACCATTGAAACCGACCCGCAGCATGTCCAGCGCATATGCCTGGGCAAAAAAGCTCTCAACCGTTTTCTCAAACTCATCCGGCACGCCGGTATGGTAAATATGAGACATATCGGAATAGCTGATCCGGGCGCAGGTATCCGTCTCTGTCAGAAAGAACTCCGTACCATTGATTGCCATTTTTTTGTGGAAACGGCCACCATCCACACGTCCGGTATACAGTTCACTGGCACCAATATTGACGGCATTACCTGACACGGCGTTAACATCACGTAGGGTAATATTTTTAATAAGCCACCCGGATTCCAGAATTGAGGTACGCAGTATATTTTCAGTAGGTTCGCTTAATGCAAAGCGTCTGTTTGATTCTTCCTGATAGTTAGTGCCAGTGACGAATTTATTATGATAACGACGTGCTGCGTCCGGCCTTTCAGTTTTGAAGGCATACATAGTTTTTCACCTTTTTAAGTATTTAAGAAAAGATTTTATTTTTGTACTCAGTAACCAGATTGTATTTCATTACATGCTCAACATAATCCCGGTCACTTACGACTGAACGTAATACATAATTATCTGCTCGATAGTACTCCCTGTAAGCCATAGCTCTTGCCATTCCACCGTTATTTAATACATAACGATCAGTTGGAACGCTACAACGACTAATAATTTCACTCACGGAATCAGATAAAGACTTGAGTGCATCAGTAATAAATTTAATATCACGGACAACGTCACTGTCATTAAATACAGAAATAAAATCAGCAGGGATCTGGCCGGATTGAGGAAATATATTCAGTAAACGCTTATCGATTCCCTTCCCAATGTAGTTTCCTTCATCGGCCAGTACTCCCGGCAAAAGCTTGATCGTGCTCAATCGACTATGTTGTTCATTCAACCGGGAAACAGCCAGATGGTAATACCGTTCAGCATCCGCTCGTTCAGCATGCCCCATTTTATTCGTTTTGGCTTCAGCAATGCTACTGACGCCGTTTTTTGAGAATGTGCTTTTCCATGCAACTTCCGCATTTGTCACTTCACGCTGCCGGAAAGATAACTCTTCCTCTTCCTGACGACACAACTGGGCATAACGGCTCAGGAGCAGGTTGATCTCATTCGCCACAGTTTCCGTATCAGGTACTGTTAACCCCGTAAGTGAATACAGCTTTTCACCTTTAGCTCGCAGCTTATTCAGTGAATATATTTCAATAATACGCACAATACAGGCCGTGTCGCTATGAGTCTCTTTAAATGATCTTACTTTGTAACTATCTAACACCGACACATGTTCGTTCTTAATTGATGCCAATTTCTTCTTAAAAACATTGTCAACCATATATTTGCCACCTCAATTTAGGAGTTTAATTTTCTATTGAGAATATTCTTCTCTATCCATTCATTAACTTCATGCTCCACCCATGCAACAGAACGAGAACCGATAGAAACTTGGTTCGGAAATTCATCATTCTTTATCTTTAGATAAATTGTTGACTTGGGTAAGCCAGTCAAATTAATCACTTCTGATATTCTCAGAAGTCTATATCTTTTTTGGGGTGCGTTTTCCCGAGGCAATAAGCTCAT